TGACACACCACGAGGCGGCCTGCATCTGGCGTGACTGGGTGCTGAGGCAATTGACGGAACTTGGCTTGGTCAACATCAAGTTCGACGACCGATGGCGCATCATCGTACACTTCGCAGACGAGTCCGTTGATAGTGGGAGCCAGGAGACCTACGATTCGGCACTTATCAAGCTCAGGCTTGCTGTTGAGGCGCAGCCCAATGATTGATACACTCCATATCACCTGCCCAGACGGGGCGGAACTCACTATCCCGATATTCGCGTGCCAGGAAATCGCGCAGCTTGAAATGGACTTGGCTCTTGCAAATGAAGAGATTGAGCGCTTGAAGAAAGCTGCCAACAAGTGGCAGGCGCTCGCTACACAGATACGACTGCGTGAGAAAGGCAAGGATGCGGAGATTAGGCGGCTGGAACGCATGATACGCTACACGCTCGAAGGCCCCGACGACCCGAAAAGCCTCAAGACCATTCTCACAGATGCCCTCGACGGTATGATTCCAGAGGTGAACTTTGACAAAGTACGTGGCGAACGCAAGGCGCTCAAGGCCGAGGTCGAGCGGTTGAAGGCCGAGCTTGCCGAAGCACAGACAGAGAAAGGCAAGCCGTGAAGCTGAATCATATGACAGAAAGGAGAAGTGATGGAAACGGAAATAGAGCAGACATTCTGGATGGTATGGTGCGACGGTAGGCGCACACCGGCTAAGGTGCATCGGACATGCAGGCAGGCCCAGGTTGAGGCCGAACGCATCTGCAAGCAGGAAAAGCGGCGGGTGTACGTGCTCAAAGCGGAATCTGTGTGTTTCCCGAAGGAGCCGCCTGTCGAATGGAAGATACTGTAGAAGAATGAGCGGGGAGTACGAGAGCATACGGCGCATCCAATACGAGGACGGCGCGACGTTTGTGCCCGTGTGCGAGACATGCGGGCGATTCGTCAAGGCGGACTTGACCATTGAAAGCAGTGAGGCCAAAGGTTTGAGCGACCAGCCCAACGCGACGTGCTCAAAATGTGGCCGGACGCGAATGCTCTTTGAGGGATTTCTTTGAGGCTAAGAGGGTGGAATGGTGGGCATACTGCGGCCACTGCATCCGCCATTGGCTAGTGCACGCCAACTCGTGACGCTGAAAATATGCTTGACAATACGTAGCATTGTGGTACAATAGGGGTAGTGGAAGGCGGTTTCACCATGAACCCAACAGCACAAATTTGCGAGCGTCGGAAGATGACTTTCCCTCCTTTGGTGGGATCGCCTGTCCACACTTCCGGCGCTTGCTCTGTTTGGAAAGCTCAGTTATGGGAAAGGCAAAAGGAATGCCCGCACCAAATGAATATGTCTGGTACAAATGGTTTCCAACAAAGGCGCTCACATCGCTCCGGTGGGCTTCCCTTAGCGTGACGGAAGAGGGAGTATATCGCCGTATGTACGACTTGGCGAGCTTAGCTCAGCCGAGTTCCCGTCGCGGCTATTTCTACGAACATAATGTACCTGCATCGCTCGAAGATGTGTGGCGATTCTTGAGAATTGACGCAAGAACGGGGCAAAAATGCGTTGAAAAGTTTGCAAAAATGGGGCTAATGAATAAGGATAAAAATGGTGCTTGGGGCTTTCCAAATTTCGCTAAGCATCAACGCCGCAGTCCTTTACGACCTCGGCGCGACGGACTTGGCAGCGCCGAAGCTGGGACAGAACTGGGACAAAATCGGGACAAAATCGGGTCACTAGATGCAGAAGTAGATGCAGATGGAGATACAGAAGCAGAAGAAAGGAAACAACCGGGTTCACCTGATATGGAAATCTATATGCTCGTAAAGCAGTTCATCAACAAGACGAAGTACGGCGGTCATCCAGAGGGTGTAAGGAAACGGCTGCAATCCGCGATTGACCAGGGCAAGGACACGGCGGCCATATCAGATGCGATTGAGAAGAAGGCGACGGTCGGCATGAAGCCCTGGGAGTTTGAAGAGGTCTTGTTCAAGGAGACTGCGAAGGAACGGCTTGAGCGTATGTTTCCTGGAGAAAAGCGATGACGGACGCGGAGTTCACGGAGACTTGGCAACCGGTGCTCGAACGCTGGCCGAATATTACGGAGTTCGAGACGCGGATGGTGCGCGGCTGGTGGCGCAACCGGCCCCAGGCCCCGCTTGAGCGGATAGTATCGCAGGTCGTTGCCGATACGAAGTTCAGGCCGAAGATGTCGAGCTTTCGCCCGCCCTCCGTGGACATGGAGCCGACGCCAGGCCAGAAGCGGCGTGCCACATACAAAGCTGGCGACTCGGTTGAGGTGGATGAACGATACGCAGAGAAAGAGGAAAACGGCAGGTTCTGGGGCCGAATCGGCACAGACGAGCAGCATCGCATATCGAGCGCGTGTTGCAAGGGGATGCTATCGCCAAACTACGCAGACCGCGTGCAGGCGATTGATACGTTCCTGGCGGAGGCGAGGCGCATCGGGTGGCCTGTGGATGAGCGGCCATACGCGAGTCACCGCGAATATTACGCGCACAAGCAGGGCGAAGTCCCAGCGAGCGCGTTGTTTGCCGACGGCAAGACAGCAATTCCGTTCTGACTTCGGAGGAGGGATGCTATGGGCTGGATAAAACACGACGCTATTATCGTAACGAGTTGCGACGAAGAAGGCTTGAATTCTATACGCGAAAAGGCCATATCTCTTGGCCTGACGGTTTCAGAGATAGTCCGTAGCCCGATAAATGGTTATGCCAGTTTTCTTGTTGCGCCAGACGGGAGCAAGGAAGGCTGGGAAGATAGCGACATTGGCAACGAAAGACGCAAAGCGTTTATCGCGTGGCTGCGGGAGGGAGAATCTCGATGGTCGGACTGGATTGCCGTAGAGTATGGCGAGACGCCGTGTAAGGTAACCGATGGCAATGGAACAGATTGACGGCCAATAGGACGCCGATTCCGTTCTGACCTTTTGAGGAGGGATGTTATGAAGGATATTTGGGTGCAGCACGCCGAAGAACTGGCGAAGGTCGTAGGCTGGCCGAAGTGGGAATACAAGGGCCTTATGAAGAGGCTCCAAGTGTGCCCTACCGGTTGGCTCGTATGGTGGCACGTGGAGGAAACCAATACATGGAATTTTGACCACGTTGTTAGCAACCACGAGGCGGCCTGCATCTGGCGGGATTGGGTTGGGCGGAAACTCGCTGAGCGAGATATACGTTTTGCCTACGGCGCGCCGGACGCGGAGATGATTGAATTCGCCCTGAAGGAAAAATCATGAGTATTATTCTTCAGAAGCCGTTGGAGGTTGTGGTCTATGATTTACCGATGGAACACAATGCCATCGGCATAGATATTTTCAGAATCGTCGGCGACAATCAATTCGTTGTCAAACCCGTGAAGCTGGAATGGGCTGAGATTGTGAATTTTGGCGTTCGCCGAGATGAGCCGTCGCTTACGCTGGAGAAGAACATCGCCCGCTTGCTTATGAAAGAACTAGCGCGACAGTTTGACCGACGAGGCGGCATTGACATGCCGAACACGGCTACACGGGCACAGCTTGAGGCTACCGAAAGGCATCTTGCTGATATGCGCCGCATTACGTTTCGGCAGCTTGGAATCAAGGAGAAGCCATGACACGAAGCCCACACAAGACCGCGATTGAAGCTGTGCGCAGGCTCGTGGCGGCAATGGGTGGAACGGCTAATGTGCTTTCGCAGGTAGGTCGCCTATATGGTACTGCGGGTTTGCCAGACCTATGGATTCAACTTCCCGCGAGATACGGCGTGATTCCCAACGGCCTGCGGTTCTGGGTCGAAATCAAGGCTGGCCGCGATAGGCTCTCGTCTGCGCAGAGGGAGTTCAAGGAACGCGAGGAGGCATTGGGTGGCAAGGTCGTTGTGGGCGGCATAGATGCGGTAATAGAATATCTTGGGCTTGAGACAAGGAGGCCAGAATGAAAGCGGAAAGACCGGGTAGTTGGCGGGAAGCGCCTGGAAAGTGGGACGGAGACCTGGGCCCGCTTTCGGAATTCTGCAAGATTATAGGGTTATTTGTGTTCACTCTGTCCTTGCTTGGCGGGGCCCTGGTAGTCACGCTGGGCAGGAGTTTCGAGTTCGGCACGGTCGAATATGGGATTGCGGGGGTATTGGCTGGTCTCGGGGTTCTTAAAGGTTGCTTCTTCTGGTGCGTGGGCATTGCCCTGAAAAGATAATGGCGGACAGGCTACCTTGCATGTTAGGGCAAAAGCGATTCGGGCTTGCCTGTACGGTGCACGTAGACAGGCGTCGAGGCCCTGCCTGAAAAATTTTTCTCAGAGGACTTGCGCCGAAGCATGTCCGGTGATATGATTAAGGGCGAAGGAGTTTCATAGGGGTCGAAGAAGGAGCGAATGGGACGGGCTGCCGGGGGAAGATGGGTGAGTGAACTTACGAGCATAGAGGATTTGAAGCCCTCGCCGTACAACCCGCGCGAGATTTCGCCGGAGGCGTTCACGGCCCTGAAGCATTCCGTCGGGCATTTCGGGGACATTTCGGGCCTGACTTGGAATTCGCGCAGCGGCCATCTCGTGACCGGGCATCAGCGCATGAAGGCACTGCGCAGTCAATGGGGCGACCGGCTGAAGCTAGACAACCATTCGGTCGTCTGTCCGAACGGCGACCGCTGGCCGATTCGCGTCGTGGACTGGGATGATGCAACCGAGAAGGCGGCCAACGTAGCGGCCAACAGCCCGGAGATTGTCGGGGAGTTCACGCCCGAGCTCAAGACGGTGCTTGATGAGATCAAGACCGACCTTCCTGACCTGTCGCAAAATCTGAGACTGGATAGATTGAGCATGACGCTTGATTCTGTGGATGTGACTTCGCGTGAGATTGAGATGGATTCCTACACTCTCATGTTCAAGTTTACCAAGGACGATGCGGCCTATGTTCAGGAGCGACTGCACACAGAGCGCGAAGATGCAGGCGAAACACTTGATCTGGGTTGGAGGGAGACTTGTCTGCTTCGGCTTTTGAGAAAGACGGACTGACATTTCGTCGGGCGACACAAGATGATATTCCCAAGATTCTTGCGTTCGTGGACATCTATCTCCGCAAGGATTGGTTGGTCAGACGCGCTTATCTTGTGGACAAGATGCAGAATGACGAAACTTGGGTGGTGTTTGACGCTGAACGCCTCGTGGCGTGGGCCACGCTCGGAAATCAAAAGAGACGCGGGCTCTGGAATCTGCTTGTGCATCCTCATTATCGCGGACGCCATATCGGCAGTAATCTCGTTGCACATCTTCGACCGAGCTACATTCGCAGTAAGGCAGACCAAAGCACTGGCGATCCAACCGCATTTTACGAGCATTTGGGATACGAGGTTATTGAGCGCAATATGGGCCGAAAGCACAATATCAATCTGATGCGCAAAAAGGCAAAGACCGAATCGGGCAAGGTGATGCCAAATGAGTGAGTTATCACCTGAGTTACGGGACAAAATAGAGCGCGTGGCGCATCTGCGCGTCACCGGCGTGACGTGGGCCGTGATTGCGAAGCAGTTCGGCTACACCAATGATGACAGCGCACGAATCGCCTTGACGCATAAGCATTCAGACGTTTGGCGCGCGGAATACGAACTCGCCCGTGCGAAGTACCTTGACGAGGTAGAGGCCGAAGCACTCCTGACGCAGCGTTCATTGCTGCGCTCAGATGATGACCGCGTTAAGCAGGCGGCGGCGCACAGCCTGTTGAACCATTGTCGGCAGTTGAGGGCGCAGAAAATCGAGATGACCGGCTCCGGCGGCGGGCCGATGGCGGTGAAATTCGTGTTCGAGGACGAGGAAAACCATAACGGGGATGCGGAGTGAAGGTGGCGGCACAATCACTATTGCGATGCCTCGGCCTCATCCCGCGCAGCGGCAAATCTTTAGTTCCAGTGCGCGGTTTCAGGTCGTATTTGCAGGCAGGCGCTGGGGCAAGACGGAGCTCGGGGTTGACCGGATCATCAGGGGAATCTGCCAGACGCCGGGACTCTACTGGTGGGTCGGGCTGTCCTGGCGGTCGGCGTCTATGAAGCGCGCCTGGCGGCTACTGGGGCGGCGGCTACGGCCCGCTGGGGCACAGATTAGAGAGGCGGACAAGGAAATTCGGGTTCCGAACGGGAGCGAGATATGGCTCCGAACCGCCGAGCGGCCTGACAGCTTGAGCGGGGAGGGCGTGCGGGGCGTCGTTCTGGACGAATTCTCTATGATGCCGGAGCGGGTGTGGTCGGAATTCGTGCGGCCTACATTGGCTGACTATCGGGGCTGGGCGATGTTTATAGGCGTACCAAAGGGGCGGAACTGGGCATTCGGGCTATACCAGCGGGGCATAGATGACAAGCTGCCCGCGTGGGCGTCGTGGCGACTGCCGACTTCGGACAATCCGTTTATCCCCGCACCGGAGATAGAGGATGCCCGGCGGACACTGCCCGACCGGATATTCCGGCAGGAGTTCCTCGCAGAGTTCATGGACGACGCGGGCGAGGTGTTCCGGGCCGTAAATGACGCCGCGACTGCCGTATGGCAGGAAGGGGCCGTTGATGGCCACAGTTACGTGATGGGCGTTGACTGGGGCAAGCTGCGGGACTTCACGGTACTCTCCGTGATTGACGCGACCCAGAGGGCCTGCGTGTACCAGGACAGGTTCAACGAGATTGACTACACGCTACAGTTGAAGCGGCTGAGGGCGGTCTATGACCGGTTCAGGCCCGACCTGATCGTGGCCGAACGCAACAGCATGGGCGAGCCGCTGATAGAGCAGTTGATAGGCGATGAGCTTCCCGTGCAGCCTTTTACGACGACGGCGGGGAGCAAGAAGAATGCCGTGGAGGCGCTTGCGTTGGCGTTCCAGCGGGGCGAACTGAAAATTATCCCCGATCCGGTGCTGATCGGCGAGTTGCAGGCATACGGGATGACGCGGCTGCCGGGAGGGATGCTGCGATACAGTGCGCCAGAGGGGATGCACGATGACTGCGTGACCGCGTTGATGCTGGCGTGGTCTGGGGCGAAAGCAGAGGACAGCATGAGGATCGAACTGCTGTGAGGGGCTGGCTGAAGCGGCTATGGGGCGGCAAGGCGCAGGACACTGGCGTCAATGCGAGCGGCTGGGAAGTCCTCGCGGGCATCCCGTGGATTGTCAGCGACAATATCTGGGAGAGCTACTCGACCGCCGAAAGGGAAAAGGCGTACAGGAACCACGCGGTCATCCGCGCCTGCGTGCAGGAGATTGCGACATCAATCGCGGATGCGGGTGTCGAGGTCGGGCTACAGACGCCGGACGGTTGGGAAGCCGCACCGGCGCATCCGATAGCCGACCTGCTGAATAGCCCTAACGAATTCGGGGACTACAACAGCCTGATGCAGGAATGGGTCTCTCGGCTACTGCTGGCCGGGAAATCGTTCATCTGGAAATGGCGGACGCGGGCCGGTGAACTCGCAGAGCTTTGGCCGGTTCCGACAAGCTGGGTCTCGGTCAAGACCGGCGGCACGGGCGGCAAGCTGATTGACTATTACGAGGTGATCCAGGATAGGCATCAAGTCCGCAAGGTCGAGACGGAAGACATGTTCTATGCGCGGTTCATAGACCCATCCAGCGTCTATGACGGCGTGGGGCCGCTTCAGGCCGCATTGCATGACTATCAGCTTGACTGTGAACGGGAGAATTATCTCGTTGAAATGCTCACGAACCTCAAGGTGCCCGGCCTTACGCTGAAGCGAGAGCCTGGGAATGCCCCCTTGAGCGAGCGGCAGAAGGCTGATTTGCGGCAGTCGTTGCACGACATCGCGGGCAAGGGGAAACGGGGCGGAACGCCGATCCTGCCACCCGGCGTCTCAATCGAATTCCCCGGCATCCTGAAAGACATGGACTGGCCTGGATTCGCGGCCTTGTCGGAGTCGCGTATCTGCGCGGCATTCGCCGTGCCGCCGATCCTCGTGGGCGTCCGTGTGGGCATCGAAAGCGCGACGTATTCGAACTACGCCACGGCCCGCAAATCGTTCTACACCGAGACGCTGAGGCCACTATGGGCGGCGTTGGCGGGGACGCTGACGCGGGGCCTGTTCCGTAACGAGGGCGAGGAGCGCCTTGAGATACGCTTCAAGCTGGATGACATACCGGAGCTTCAGGAGGACGTGAACCAGCGGGCGAAGCGGGCGGCGGAACTGCTCAGGGGCGGGGCGATAACGCGCAACGAGGCGCGTGACATGGCCGGACTGGAGGCTGTGGATGACGGGGACGTGTACCTGCTGCCAATCAATATTGTGGAGCAGCCCGTGCGGAGCAAGCCGGCAGAGGAGCCGGAAGAATAGGCATTTGGCTAATTGGATTGGCTCTAAAAGTTGAATATGCCGCTGATGGCCAAACGGAGAAGTAACCCCGCCGTCGCCATAAGGCGGGCAGCAATATCCGACGGCTGGCTGCCGAAGATGCGGCAGGCGATGCGGAGAGAGCTGGCTGCACACGTCAAGGAAGCGGCAAAGGCCGTGGGCGAGGGGCGGCAGAAGTGGGCCGCCGAACTCGCGCCGAAATGGGCGAAATCGCTGGCGGCGGTGAAGCTGCCGCTGATGCTCGCCATGACAATGGACGGCTACCACCTGGCCGAGGTGGAATTCGGCAAGGGGGCTGCGATACGCGAGATGATGGCGAAGGACGAAATCATACTGGATGCTGAGCCGCCGACCCCGCCGATTTCAATCGGCGAGCTTGAGACGGCGTTCGGGCATGAGGCGTATCTCGCGCAGCGGCTCCATACGCCGGTCGGTGATTGGGTGGCGATGACTTCGAAATGGGAGACGGAGACAAGCGCACGCGAGATAGAGCGGATTGTCAGGCGGGGGGCGGCAGAGGGCCTAACGCCGCGTGATATGCAAAAGCAACTGCTCTCACAGGGGCTTGCGCGAAGCAAGACTCGTGCGGAACTGATAACCCGTACAACCACGATATGGAGCTACAACGAGGGCGCGAAGCAGCTTTATGCCGATGAGGGCGTTGGGACGGTAAGTTGGCTGGTAACGGACGACGATGCGTTGTGTTTGGATGGGTATAGCAGGGTACTTAGTGCTGACGGAACTGTGGCAATCAAGGATATTGAACCAGGCGACCTCGTGTGTACGCCGGAAGGTCTGCGAAGAGTCATGGCGAAGAGCCAACGAGCCACAGATGGGCCGCTGTCATTGGTGTGCTGTGAGAACGGGATGCTCCTATGCACGGCGAATCATCGAATATACGAGAAGTCACGCGGGTGGGTCAAGGCGGGTAATCTGAAAACCGGGGATGTTATTCAAAATCCCGATAACAAGGGCGACCATGTTGTGACTGTTGTTGATTTGGTCTTCGGTAATCCTAATGACCGTCCATCCCCGCTTCTGAAGATAGCGCGTTTTGCGGGCGTCGCGGCGCATATCTTGGTGCCAATATTTACCATCTACCTCCAGCGCAATCTTGCCTTTTGGAAGCGCAAAATCAATCGAGTAACGTCCGACCTGACGTTCTTGATTAAACGAAATGTGCGCAGCCTCCAGGGCTTTGCGGACAATCTTTTCGATTCTAGTTTCGCCCTGATAGCGTCGGTAACAGGCAATAGAACAAAATCGGCGATTACTCGTGGGTTGCCTCCGAAACTTCTTGCCGCATGTGAGGCAGGTAAAAAGGTGGGGGGGCCGATAACATGCTTCGGAACAATACTTCCCCTTTGGTCTGTTGGTAATAAACGATTTACCACAGCGGACACAGATTTGAGTTCGCCGAACATGTGCCCGGCACTTCCAACTACAAACGGTATATCGCTCGGCAATGCTGGCGTTGATAGCAAAAGTCTTGCCACAAACGGCGCAGACCTTCAGTACCTTGTTGGCTGTGCTTCGCAGATAACAGGCACGAGAACAGAAGCGTCGTCCCCGATTGGCGGTGGATGTAGGTACGATAAATTTCGCGCCGCATATCTGGCAAGTCAAAGTCGGAGCTTTCTTCGTCGCGGCATGATAACAGCGAGTACTACAATATGTGTGTGCACCAACTGGATGCGAAGGGCGCTCAAATGCCTTGCCGCAATACTCACAGGTAAGATGATACATGGCTCTATACTCCTGACAGGACTTCGGGCATTATATCATCTGTGGCAAGGCAAAGCAACCGTATTTGACATCAAAGTTGAGGATGCGGCGTGCTTCTATGCGAATGGTATCCTCGTTCACAACTGCGACTACTGCTCAGCGTTTGACGGAATGGAGATACCGATAAACGACCGGTTTGTCGCGGCGGGGACGCGGCTTGAGGGGGAGACAGAAGTGGACGGATACACGGAATTGACCGGCGGCCACATGGACATACCGTTTGACGTGGAACATCCGCCGTTACATCCCAACTGCGTCGCTGGTGAAACGGCCATCCTGGCCCCTGGTAAGCTTGCCGGTTTTGTCGCCCCCTACAACGGCCCGGTAATTGAGCTTGGTTTTGCCGATTCCGGTCGGCTTACCGTCACCCCGAATCACATGCTCTTGACCCCTTGGGGCTTTGCCAAGGCTAAGAGCCTTCGAGAGGGAGACCAAGTAATTTACTGCCCCAGCTTCGAGAGGATAATCGGGAGTCACCCAAATAATAACGGGCACCCAACCCGCATTGATGATGTAGTCAAGGCGCTTGCGGCATCCAAGGGCATGACGACCGGTCGTGTGCCAATGACCCCCGAATATTTCCACGGCGACGGAACCTTCCTCAATGGCAAGGTCAACGTTATAGCGACCGATAGCTTTTTGCGCAGTCACGGTCAAACCCCGACCCGCAAGAGCAATGGCGAGACGGGTTTCAGCGGGAGCTATGCCGAGTTGCTTCCTCTCCCTGGTGAACGCGATTTTGCAACGATGCTCCTCAGATTGGGGGCGGTTGCGGATAGCATCATGGGCGGCAGACGTGAGGCTGAGGCGTTCAGCCGGAGAGAGCTTTTGCATTCTGATTTTGTTGGCGTCGCTTCCACTTCGCGGAGTGATATTAGCAGCAAGAAGTCGGCGGCGAATGGCTGTTCTGGAAACGTGAAACGAGCGGGAAAGCGCCAATTCAGATTCCCCGGCGACATAGCGCCGGACAATATCGCTCGTGTCCAAGAGCAGTATTCTCTGATTGGGCTTGATGGCATTTCTGTGAAGGATTCTAAACACAGTCGCAAGGTTGATGCCCGTGAATTCCGCGAGCTTTTGAGCGGATATGCCGGAGAGATACTGCCGACAAACGTCACGTTCACAAGACGCCGAAACTTTCGTGGTCATGTTTACGACCTCCAAACAATACCATCATTATACATTGCCAACGGGGTGGTGTCAAGCAACTGCCGATGCACATTGCTCGCTTCAATCTAAGGGGACAGAGAAATGGCAAAGCTGAAACCGAACGAGGACGAGACGCAGAGGGAATTCATCGCCCGCTGCATGGAAGACGAAGGAATGGCCGCCAAGTACGTTGACCGCGAGGCGCGCTCCGCTGCGTGCTATATCCAGTGGCGCACGGTCATGGGCAAGAGCCTCTCAGAGGGCGAACAAGAGGTTCTGGACAAGGCGCTCCAGGTCATTCAGGGCAAGCCCTACCCGAATGAGCACGCCTGTCGTCTGCGCCCGCCCGGGGATTTCCAGAAAGAGACCTTCCGGCGCGTAAGTCGCAAGCACGACGGCAAGGAATATGACGTGATCATCGGGAAGCTCAAGGGCGAAACAACCATGAGCGAACAGGCTTACCGCTATCCGAAGGGAACGTGGGATGTAGAGGAGGCGCGGTCACATTGCAAGGCACATGACGGCACGTTTGAGGCGGCCAAAAAGGGCAAGGCTGATGATGAGTCCGAAGGCGAAAGAAAGTATAACTGCGAGTGCATTGAATGCGGGCATAAGCTCAAAACTGACGAGCACTGTGCAAATATCAAATGCCCGAAGTGCGGCGGCCAGATGCGGCGGGCTGAGAGACCGGGGCCAGGCCAGCCGGGAAAGGAGCTTGACACACATGTGCGACTTGAGAAGCCGTCGCCGAAGCCCGACCTGAAAGTTGCGCCGTTGGCGGACGTAGCCGAGGGCAAGAAGGACGAGGGGGATGCTGGCTGGATGGAGGGACATGGTGCGGCCTTCGGTAACGTGGACGGGCAGGGGGAACGCATCAAGCCGGGCGCATTCAAAAAGACGATCAAGGAGCGCGTCCCGGCGGGCAAGGTCAAATTAATGGTGCGGCACTATGCGCACGGGGGCGACACCCTTGAAGTTATTGGCACAGTGACCGAGGCGAAGGAAGATGATTTTGGCCTCTGGATTCACGCGGAATTCTCGGCCACGCCCATAGCCCAGGAGACGCGACAGAAGATCGTGGAGGGGCACGTCAATGGCCTGAGTATCGGCTACATCCCCAAGAAATGGACGGACACCGAGGAAGGCGGGAAGAGTGTGCGGGACTTGCTGGAGATCATGCTGCTTGAGGTGACCGTTACGACGATACCGGCGAACGAATTGGCAACGATTACGGCGGCGAAGGCCGCGACGGAAGCGGCGGAGGCGTTGCGACGGGACGTGAACGCACCTTGCGAGTCGGAGGGGAAGGAAGGCCGCGTTCTCTCGGCGCGAAACCGAAGCCGGGTACAGAGCACATTGGAGAGCTTACGCAAACTCTCTGACGAGCTCGAAAGCCTCTTGAAGGAGACGGAGCCGAAGGCATCTGCCGAGGGGCGGACCGCACTTCACTCATGGGGCATCCAGGTCAAGAGGCATCGGCTGGCGCTGGAACGTCTGGCGCTGGATGCAAAATCATTTTCACACAACAGCAAAGTGGCCGAAGGGGAACCGGCCTGGGGCAAGGTGGACAAGGCCAAGCTCCCGCGACTGGCTTTCGCCGATATGGGAAAGCCGGAGAGCGTGAGTACGTGGCGGTATCCACATCACTGGGTCAAGGGCGGAGGAAGCCCTGATGACAGTGGACGCTTCACGACGGGCACGCTCTACCTCCACAAGGGCGGACTGAATGCGGCCTGGGCGGCGGCTCAGGGAGCACGCTCTGGCGAGGAGGCGAGCGCAGCGGTGAAGGGGCATCTCCAGAAGCACCGGAAAGCCCTCGGCCTCGAAGAGGGGTAAGATGATTACACTAGCAGAACTCATCGGCAAGGCTGAGACGGTTCTTGCCGAGATGGACACCCTTCAGGCGCAACTCGATGCGGAACCGGACGCTGAAAAGCGGAAGCCCGTCGAGGAGGCCCTGAAGGGCAAGGACGCTGAGTTTAAGGCGTTCAAGGAAAAGATTGAGACGGCCAAGTCGCAGGCAGCGCGGCGCGTAGCGTTGCAGGCTGCCAAGAAGGCCGCCGAGACTGACGTTGATGGGAAGACGCTAACGCCGAAGATTCCGGCGGAGCCGAAGGATCACGAGAAGGAGGCACAGGCGAAACGGCGAGCGTTCCTCGACTACTGCAACGGCAAGGACGTCGAGCCCGGGTTGATGGTCGAGATGCGGCCCGAGTTGCCGAAGTTCAAGGACAAGCTGGACGGCGTGCGGATGCCGCCAGACATGGTCGTCCAAATTTTCGGCGACGAATACGCCAAGGTCGCGGGTCTGCCGGCAGGAAAGGCCATCCCGATGGTCTCCGGGGATGCAGCGCGTAGCGCCTTGATCCCCCAGGACTACCGCCGGGAACTCCTTGAGCTTGACGCTGAAGCACCGCACATCTTGGGTAGGGCGACCATCGTCCCGTCGGATACCGGAGCGATTGTGTGGCCGCGGCTCGTGCAGACGGACGCGCAGGAATACGGTGGGGTGACGGTGTCGTGGATCGACGAAGGCGGCGAGAAGCCGGAGACGGAGCCGGAGTTCGAACAGGTCACGATTGAGACGCACGAGGTCGCGGCCTACACCGAAATCAGCAACCGGCTGCTGAATCGCTCGGCGATTCCCCTTGAGCCGCTGCTCACGCGGCTGTTCAAGGGCGCGCTCAACCACGCGCTGGACGTCGCGTTCCTAAGCGGCTCCGGCACTGGTCAGCCGACGGGCATCGTGAACACCACCGGCATTCGCACCGTCAACCGCACGGCGCAGAACGACATCCAGTACGACGACCTGGTGAACCTGGAATTCGCGGTTCGTGCATATCATCGGGCGCGAGCGACGTACATCGTTGCTGACGGATGTATGCAGAACCTGAAGAAGGACAAGGACACACAGGGTCGCCCGTTGTTCGTCGAGAGCGTCGCGGGCCAGGTCTTCCAGAAGCTGGTCGGCTATCCGTACATCAGCACACACCGGCTGACGGCATACGCTGATGGTGACGTGATCTTCGGCGACCTCAAGGAATACATCGTGCCGATAGAGCAGGAAGTCGTCGTGAAGCGTTCTGAGCACTACAACTTCCGTAAGAACGTCACCGCGTTCACCGTGAGCGCGGCGGTCGGCGGACAGTTGGTACAGCCGCGTGCGATGGCCATTCTTCAAGCGGGGACTTCGTAAGGAGTAGGTAAGGACAGGTAGGTAACCGGCAAATCGAGGGGCGGGGCGGCTTGCGTTCGACATGACTCGCCGCCCCGCCGACAGGATTCAGAGGAAGGTGCGACAATGAAGTGGCTCGTAGTAGGCACTTGGCTGGTCGCTATGGGCATTATGGGTTACGGAATCTTGCAGTATTGGGCCAACGAGAGTGTGGTTTATAAACATCCATCACTGCTAATGGTGTTTATGATCCCGTTGTTCCTTTGGGCAGTATGGGCACCTTGCATGGGCAACCCACTGTACGACCCTTTTTCTCGTAAATGAATTGAGGATGATGACGGGAGGCTAATAAGGGTGCCTGCCACATCTCACGAGCGCGGACACAAAATCGTTTTTCAAGCTGGATATTGGCGATATGCTGATAGTGGGCAGATTGCTGATGGCTCTCGCCCATGTATCCGATGTCACCGGAGGCCGGATGCAAACGGTCATGATGCCTGCCTCGGAGTGCTTCCCGGGGTCGCATCGGCGTGTTGCGGTCACGGGGTTGAGCCAAGTTATCAAGTGAATGTGGGGAGGACAAGATGGCGGAAATCGAAAAGCTATCGTGGAAAAGTTTCCTACTCGGTATGAGTCTGCTGATTCCGGTCAGCATTGTACAGTTTTTTGTGGCGAGGTCTCAAGAATTATTGCATACATTGTCATCGGAATGCTGAGGGGTGTTCTGCTGGGAGTATTACAAGGCCGAACAAAAAAGCGACTTCGGGGTAAGCAATAATGTGGTTCCGAGTCCTGAAAGAACATGAATTCACCGGCCAGCGGAGGCAAAAGGTCTTCAAGCGGGCCGGCCAACTGATTGACATCCTGAACCGACACGAGGCCGAACGGCTTCTGCGCGATGGCATCATCGGCGAGAAGGAATACAGCTTCCAGAGCCGCGAGAAAACGTCGGCACCGGTGGCGCGCTTCGCCAAGACAAGACGCTTCGGCTTCTTTATGCACGCGAGCACATTCTATTCCGGCGGGCGCATACATCTCTATCAGTACGCGCACTCGCTTGCCAGTCTGGGGGCCGAGGTGTGGCTGATAACGAACACTCGGCCAAAGTGGATGGCCGATTATCCCGTGCTCAAGACATTGCGGCTTGCGATTGTAGGGCAGGACGGGGTTCCTCCAGACCTTGATGTGGCGGTCACGGACGGGAAGGGTGCCATTGCGAAGACGGCATTGGACTGGAAGCGAAAGCATCCTAGGCAAGTTTTGGCCCTACTGCATTTCGAGAACTCGAAGTGGCTCGGGCAGACGCTCCCCGATGCGGGCAAACACATGGGAAGTTCCGGCTGGAAGCCACTCTATGACGCGGCGGATTTGTGGCTTGCGAACAGCGGTGAATCGGCCAAATGGCTGAAACGCTGGATGGGGAAGGAACATCCGGTCTATGTCCTGCCGCCTGCCGTCAACACCTATGCGCTGGAACGGTTCAAGATACCGCGCCCAATAGCGAGGCCCTATGCGGTATGGAGCGCCCGTTCGCAGGCGTACAAGGGCGGGGCGACGGCCATTGCAGCTATTTGGAGCCTGAAGCAGCCATTCGACCTGGTGGTATTCGGGCGCATCAATAACCTGCCCGCAGATACGAGCAAGCACAAGTGCCATATCTGCACCGACCAAAATGACGCGAGCAAATTCGGCTTGATGCGGGATGCCCACATGGTGCTTGCGCCGAGCCTGTTCGAGGGCTTCGGCATGGTGCCGGCTGAGGCCCTTGCGAGCGGGACTCCGTGCATCGTCTATGACCTGCCGGTGCTCCGTCAGAACTACGGCGACCGGCTGATTTACGTTTCGTGGGGGGACAAGGATGCTTACAAGCGAGCGGTGTCCTGCATTGCTGCCAAAGGAAAACCTGATGTTGCAAAGGCGCAAGCGTGGGCGACGAAGTCTTATGGGCTGGATGCGATGCGAAAGCGCGTCGAAGCGCTCCCGTACCACGCGGTATCCAAAAAGAGCGTCACGGCGCAGATGATCTGCTGGTGGGGCCCGACGGTCACGCAGTCGCTGGAATCGGTCTATCCCTATGTTGACCAGATTGTGATTGCCCATGGGCCGACAAAGCTCATGCTAGGTACACCGCCGGACGGCAGTCTTGAGCGGATTAAGAAATTCCCAGACCCGAAGCATAAAATCAGGCTTGAAGTGAGACGGGAATGGCGAGATAAGTGTGAGATGAGAAACTGGACGGCACGGCATACGCAAGGCAACTATGTGCTCATGCTTGACGCCGACGAAGTGTGGGTCGGCCTCGACAAGTGGCTTGATTCCGGCATCGCCTGGGGCTGTCCGCGTTGGGTGAACTTCTGGCACGACGGACGCTACTGGGTGCACGATAGCCCGGAGTTGCGTGGCCAGCGCTGGGGTGTCAGCCTAGAGCCGTATGGTTCGGTATGCCCGCATTATCGGTGGAGTTGGTGGAGGCCCAGCTACTTGTATTGGAAACACCACACGCCTACGGATGCAGCGAAGCAGCGATTGAACCCTGGTCTGGACGCACACAAGCAGACGGCGGAACGGGTGCCCGGCTGTGCAATCTACCATTTCGGCCACGTCCTGAGCAAGGAGTCCATGGCCATCAAGCACGAGTTCTACCTGAAGCGTGACGGGCGCGACCCTGGCCGGATTGGTCGCAAGGCGGCATGGCATGAATGGGACGGCAAACTTGGCAACTGCGGCGACGGCATTATCTGCAAGGTGAACTGGAAGCTGCCCGACATCGTCAGGCGGGCTATGGCGAGTGCGGAGAGAGCACATGGATAATAAGAAGCCTATGCTGAATAGCCCCGAATTCTGGGAAGCGAGAGGCCGCAAATATGCCGAACGGAATGACATGCGCGACCGCGCAGCAGAATTCGAGGAAGCGGCCAAATACTGCATTGGGCCGGTCTTGGAGGTCGGCTCGGCCTTTGGCGGGTTCACGCCATACCTGCCCGAAGATATGCACTATGTGGGCGTTGACATCAGCCGATACATGGTGGCTCGTGCACGGCTCCGCTTCCCACGGAGAATCTTCCTCGTAGCAAACGGGGCGAGCTTCAGCCCGGTATGGTATGGGGCCTTCGAGACCGTCGCGGCATTCCAGTTCTTGGAACACTTTGAGAATCCCGCAGACGTGGTGGCTGAGCTTCGCAAAGTCGCGCGACGGCGCTGCCTGTTCAGTGTACCTCGCGGGCAACCGACGCATTCGGCCCGCTTTCACGATGGGCATTTGGCGGGCTGGGATAATGAGAAAGCTTGCTGCAAGGCATTCGAAAAGTTCGGCGAGGTATCCTTCATGGCGGGAAATGACGACCACATCTGCGGCATGATTGAGTTTGGGAAAAGGTAATGGCTGAACGCGCAATATATCCTGACATTCGCAAGGCGGTGAAGCGCATTATTGGAGCAGGCGCACTGCCGATAACGGATAGCAAGTTGAATCGAGCATATTTCCCCTTCGCATCGTCTATTCGCCGTTATCTATTTGTGCCGACACTGCCTCCGGCTAAGGCCCGCATGGCGCGCGTACTAGAGTTGGGCTGTGGTGCTGGTCAGGGTTGTCTCGTGCTGAAATCGAAGGGCTATCGAAATATCATGGCCGTGGATAAGCATCCGGCAGCCGCCGCACTGCTAAAGGCCGAGGGCGTCGAATTCGTGCACAAACCAGTAGAGCAATTTCGCCCGACGCAGCGCTTTGACCTGGTCGTATGCTGCGACATTCTAGAGCACGTCAGGAATCCGTCGGAGTTGCTGGCGAGGATTGCGACTTGGCTTTTGCCGCACGGGACATTGTTCATTGCGGGGCCGATAGTGCAAGGTATTGATAAGAATCCGTACCATCTTCATGCCTGGGCTTTGGGTGAGTTTCGGAAGCTAATCTGCAACCCGCAGTTGCCCTGGTCTATCATCAGGGAGTCGCAGATGGGGGTCAACTGGTTCGATAGCAAGCGGTATTGGGCGGTACTCAAGATGGTAAATCCTGGGAGGGAACTATGCCAACCGACGCAACAATAGCCGTGATGATTTCATGGTTCAATCAGTATGTCGAATGGCCGTATGTGGTGAAGGGCCTGCGTCATCAGACCACAAAACCCTTGGCCGTATTCCTGTGTATTGATGATACGGAAATGCCTCCGCCCGATTTGTCGCTATTGCCGGCTGATTTGCCTGTGCATATCTGTCGGAGCGACACGGTGGGCGGGTACGACAAGCAATGGAAGGCACGGAAAGAGGCCGGTGGAAAAGCACTAGCGCAGAACCGAGCTTGCGAACGGGCCCTCAAGATGGGATGCAACGTCATGGTCAAAACGGACGGCGACTGCATCTTCCAACCGCATCATATCAAAATAGCCAAGCATATCTTCGAGGGGAAGTTGACGGAATGGTCGTTTACCCAAGTAACCGGGCGCGGGCTTAATGACGCCAAGTTGATAAGCCCGAAAGGGCTTTATCGCATCGCAAATCCGTGGGAAGAAATCTACGTCGGCCCGCGCTGCCTGATTCCGACAGCGGACAAGCTGCGACCGGACATGACCTGGAATGAGCTAGACGCTCTTTCGACACATAGTTGGAAGGGCTTCCGTGGGCGGCCTGACGGAAGTGCGGCAATGCTCGGCTGCAATATGATATTCCCGCTTGCCGCCTGGGAGTTTGCAAGCTTCCCGCTCGTGCGGCGCGAAGATGCCTGTTGGTATCAGCGCATCAACCAGAAGTTCAAAGGGCATCCAGCACCGGACAATGCGTATGTGCTTCACATGGGGCCTGGCGGCGGAGGTCAATGGTTCTGATGCCAGACATTACGTTCTTCTACACGCCGCAACCGTATCACACAAACCCGACCGCGCAGGTCGGTTTGGGGATGCTATTGATTGCGACCTACTGCCGCGACCTCGGCGCGAAGGTCGAAATGGTGTTCGCCCAGGGTTCGTCCATGCACGCGGCAAAGCTGATGTTGAAGAAAACGGATATGCTGTGTCTCAGCGGGTGCATGGTGGATGCGCCATATCTCAACGGCATTGCCGAACACGCGAAAGAACATGGGCTGGCAAATTATATCATTGCCGGCGGCCCGATTGGGAAGTCGCCGGAGATGTTGGACGATGCGGTTGATTGCGTGGTGGACGGATACGGGGAGGATGTGGTGGCCGACGCATTCCTGAGACCGGCAAAGCGCCCGCAATGGTTTGTGAAGGCGGATCGGCTTCTACGCGACATGAACGACTACCCTTATCCCGACCGCCGCCTCTTGCCGTATCAGGGAGGCCGGATTTTTCGCCATGCTATAGAACCCACAGAATCAACGACCCTGTTGACCAGTCGGGGTTGCCGGTATCGGTGCGCGTTCTGCACGTCAGGCAACGAGAGCTTTGTTCAAGACTACAGCATCGAGCGAATAGAGCGTGAGCTTGATGATATTGCGTTGCTCGGCATCCGTCAGGTTCGTATCAGCGATGACAATCTCATCCACAATGCGGCGCGGCTGGGGTGGCTTTCCGGCGCATTGCGGCGACGCGAGATGCGTTGGCGTGCGAGCATCCGAACCAAGCCGAATGACATTGACACCTATAAACTCATACATGATTGCGGCTGCGAGGAAGTTTCATTCGGCGTGGAATCCGGGGATCAAGGCGTATTGAACCTACTGCACAAGGGAGTGCGCGTCGAGGAGAATACCAGAGCGGTAAGGAATGCTATCGCCGCTGGGATACCGACGGTCAGGCCGCTGATGATGATGGGCACGCCGGGCGAGACGCCTGACACGCTTGAACGCAACAAGACATGGGTTGAAGACGCTGGCCGCGAGTGCGTCATCAGTCTCAAGATGTTTATCCCCTATCCTGGCACGGCAATCTATGCGATGCCTGAAGCATTCGGTTGCAGAATAGAGGACATGGGCGACCCGAACAACAATACATTTCGCGGCGACGGCTCGCGTGCGCGGGCACACATAAGCATCATCGGGGGCATGAGCCGCGACGAACTGACGGCACAACTTTACGAGATGCTGCACTGGCTGGAAGAGAGGGGACAAGTGAACCGTGGCTGAGACGAAGCGCATAAAGCAGTTTGGTCTCCAGCGTTCGGGCACGAACTATCTGCGATTGCTGCTGCTCGAAAACTATGACGTTGACATCGCCGTCAATAGCGGTGGCTGGAAACACGGGACGTACCAGGATTATAAACAGGGAGAGCAAGCATCCGATTATCTGGTGGTCAGCAAGCATCCGCTGTCTTGGATGGTATCTATGCACCGCTATCTGAACTCATTTCTACACATGCGAGCTCCCTTCCGGGCACATCTGAAGCGCGGGACGATGGTGCAACTATGGAACTTCGCACACGACCATTGGCTGCGTATGCAAGACACGAGTCCAGGCAAGTGGGCATTTGTCCGATTCGAGAGCCTCGTAACTGAACCGGAAAGCACGTGCCAGAAGATTGCCAGGCGATTGAGTCTCACGCCGACGGGAGAATTCCGCAACATAGAGCGATACGTTGACCGTGGCAGAAAGAAGCGGCGCATGTTCAATCGCACATTCTACGTCAAGAAACGATATATGAAATTCTACGACGCGAAATTGCTCGCATACATCTGGGACATCCTCGACCTCCGCGTCATGGCAGCACTGGGGTATTCCACGAAGAGGCCGAAACCATGAAGCGCATACTTATTCGCTGGCGGCATGATACGGCATGGCAGTTTGACGGGACTGTGCGGCCCCGGCACAAGGGCGACGAGGACTTCCTGCCGTCGGCGCAGGCGAAGGCCCTGGCCGTATGCAAGGTCGTGGAGATTGTGGATTCGGCTGGCGCAAAGGAAGCAAACTGAAAGAGGTTGCGTGATGGATTATAAGATTGAGCGCGGGGTTCCGGCTTTTGTTCGTAATCGCTGGCGAGTCCCTTGGAGAGCGATTCGTCAGGATAAAGGGCATCTTGGACTTGTGCTCGTCCAGAATGAAGCGTCCTTTGGAAGAGATGTTACGAAGCCTCCGAGCAAGGCAGAGATAGACTCCGTGTTCGCAACTTTCATACAGAATCTCATTGATTCGGCGATTGCAGAAGAGGAACAGCGAGTCAAGGAGGAGGCATACATTGAGAAGTATGATATGACACCTGATGAGGTCGCTCGAAAGGTCGTAGAACATGAGTTTGACCCGTCGAATATCGTGGGGGAGGTAGCACTATGATAGGCGCATGCTTTCCCGAAGTCAAGAAGTGGCCCTCTCCTGGGGACGGCCTTACTCATAGGTATTGCGATGGTATCTACTGTAAGCAGTTGACGGGCACAAACTGGCAATTCACGAACGGAAGTACGGCTGTAAGCTGCACGGATGCTAACGGAAATGCAACCGCCGAAGTGTCGGCTGGTGATTTTATCAAATTGGAAGCTGACAACCCTGAAGATTGGGCCGAAGTATCGAGCATAACGGACAATGATAACATTGTCTTGGCGGCGAATTATACTGGAACCGGCGGGACGGGAAATGGCAGACACACGACGAACGATGGAACCTCTAAAGATACCGCCTACTATCATCTGAGCCAGATTGCAGGTGGTACGAATATTGTCGTCTGGCTTCGACGGGGGCAAACCTTCACGGCATCGGCAAGTATGGCAATGCCCGTTTCCGGCAGCTTGCATCAACCCGCGTGGGTTATCGGCGATAATGACACGCATGATGTCTGGAGTGAGGATAGTGGAAATGTGAGACCGATCTGGGATGTGGACACGAGTGACTCATACTATCTGATGTGGAAACAGAACTCGTCCTTTGCCTGTATCGTCGCCAATCTCCATTTTCGGGGCACCGATGATGAAAAGGCAACAGGGCACTACAATGCTGCATGGGTGCACTTCGTGAACTGCCGATGGGAGAATTGTCATCATTCGAGGGTGTCTGGGAGCATTAGTAGCCTCATTTTGGATGGTTGCGATTGCGACATTGCTGCCGGATTCAACAGTAATTCCAACTTTGAGTACGTCTCTAGTGTCTGGGCTAGAAATACGACATTTGACGGTGGAGTCTATGCTTTTGCCGGAGTATCTTTTGGCTACTTTGAGAACTGCACGTTCGGTGCAACCACCGCGCATGGTACAGCGGATATGTATATAACCACGGGCCGTGCGTTCTTCCGTAATTGTGCGTTCAATAGCCCAACTGAATTTTCGCTTATAAATTACTTTGCTATGCAATCGAAGTGCATAATCCAGGATGAGGATGGCACTATCTTAGACTGGTGTGCAAAGTTCGACCAGGGCGGCGTGGCTGAAAATATAGCGTCTGCTTCTACTACGGCGGGCGCAAGGTCAGGCGGAGCAACTACCGTAATCAAGTTCACAAACGGGGATGAACTGCACGCAGCATGGCCGGTCAATATCGCTCAACTCTTGAAGGTTCCCGGGAGCACAGGGACGGGCGTCGTAGATGTATGGATTCAAGCGGACGGGACATGGGCAAGCGTGCCAAGCGTAGCAGGCGCGAACACCGATGAGGTCTGGGTACAAGTGCTTGCATGGGATACGGCGACCTCGAAATGGAAGGTGTTCGATAGTCGAGACGAGGGAAGCCAAGACGGTCTGGCGGAGGGGGTATGGAGGAAAGTGCGAGTATCCGGCATCGAGGTAGATTCCTCGACAGCGCCTCTGATAATTTCGGTGTTCAGTGTGGCACATGAGGCGGACAAATTCATTCACGTTGACCGGCTTTGTGATTTGTCGGTGACATAATGGCAGAACCCATATTTGATTTTCCGCATCCAGCTATTGAGCAAACAACTGATGAACTACCTTTCGATTTTGACTTTGTCGGCGGCGATACAGAGGCGCCTGCGGCGGCTGGACTTTCAATTCCAGTGGCAATGCGAGCATATCGTAATCTGAGGGAAGCATAGATGCAGGAACTACGACAATCAACGGCAGTCACGGTGAAGATAGGGCCGTTTCTTGATGACACTACGGGGAAAGACCCCGAAACGGCCCTGACCATTGCACAGGCTGATGTCCGGCTGTCGAAAAACGGCGGGAACATGGCGCAGAAGAATGAAAGCACATCCTGCTCGCATGACGAACTCGGCGTCTATGATTGTCCACTTGACGCGACGGACACAAATACGCTTGGGCGGTTGCGGCTCGACGTACAGGAATCTGGCGCATTGCCCGTCTGGAAGGAGTTCATGGTCGTCACGCAGAACTACTGGGACAGCAAATACGGCACTGATAAACTGCAAGTGGATGTGACGCAGATTGCTGACGGGGTTATTACGGCTGCGAAGATTGGTGCAGATGCGATTACGGCGGATAAGATTGCTGATGCTGCAATTGATAATGCCACATTCGCAGCAGATGTAGGCTCGACGGCCTACGCCTCTAACATCATTGCGCTTGCCGTCCGCAAGGTACTCGATGAGTTGAATCTGAATCATCTGATGAAAGATGCTGTCGCTGATGGTGATGACATGACCGCCGAGATCGCGGACGGGACAGTGCTCAGTAACATCTTGACCCAAGCGGGAGATACCAGTGCGTTCATACGTGCGCTTTCGACACTGGAGGCATTGGGGGTCAAGCTGGGGGCTATTGCAGTTACTGGCGCAGCTATCAATCTACCAGCGGAAAGCTACAATCTAACGACCGGAACACAATCCTCTGGAACCTATGCCGACACCGCCGCACTTGACGGAACCTACCATGAGCACACTGACGTTGGCAACGCAATGGACTTGTACTACCAATTCGACGTCGGTGGCGACGGCATCCCTGTTAGCTGTACGATTACGGGTTACGGGACAGGCCAGAACGACGCATGGCTCATACAAGCATATAACTGGGGCACAAGCACATGGGATCAAGTCGGGAGGCTGCCTGGTTACAACGGTTCCGAGAATCAAGTCTGGATACCCAACCTATTGATAGGTCATGTTGGGACTGTCGGTGCAGACATCGGTAAGGTTCGGATACGGTTCGTGAATGACGGCGCACTGAGTACTGCCACCTTGCATATTGACCAGATATTTGTGAGCAAGGCGGTCGTTGTCAGGACTGCCGGATACCAGAACGGAGCGATTTGGGTCAACACCAATGGGAGCAATACGAAGACTGAAGACTTCGTTGACGGCACGGCTGACAACCCAGTCTCAACCTGGGCGGCGGCATTGGCGTTGAGCGCATCTCTGGGCATCAAGCGATTCCGTATTACAGCCGGTTCTAGCATTACATTGAGCGGAGATAGCACAGGCTATACCCTTTTGGGTTCGCATCCGTGGACACTGGACTTGAATGGTCAGGTAGTGGAAGACGCCCATTTTGAGGGTGCTGACGTTACTGGTACAGGCACATCCGGCACGGGCGCAGTGTATTTCAAGGATTGTCATCTGGATACTGTCGTGCTTGGGAAGGCGCACATTGTCAAGTCATCCCTCATAACCAAGCTGACGCTTTCGGATGCGGAAACATACATTCTCGACGAGTGCTATTCGGGTGGTGGCGCAACCACGCCGGAGATTGATTTCGGCGCTGCGGTTGGCGATTCAATAGTGCGGCTTGCTGGCTGGAGTGGTGGGATTGAGATATCCAATCTGAACGCGACTGGCACTGACAAGTTCACGATTCAGGGGACAGGTAAGGTTATACTTGCAGCCTCTTGCGCGGGCGGCACGGTTGGCATCCACGGCCACATAACATTGGAGGATAATGTAGTTGGTGGTTTTTCTGGTACGCTGAACGACGATGGACGGATAGACGTTGACCAGATAAATGCAGAGGTTGATACGGCTCTGGCCGATTATGGCGCAAACACCACAACGCCCCCGACTGTTGGTGAGATTCGCACGGAGATGGAAGCGAACGGCAGCAAACTCGACCATCTGTGGGAGATGACGGAAGACGATGCTGGTGTTCGGCGCTTGACCGCACATGCACTTGGGGAAGCGCCCACTGGCGGCTTGAGCGCACAGGAGACGCGAGACGCGATGAAGCTCGCGCCCAGCGCCGGTGCTCCGGCAGCAGGCTCTATTGACAAGCACTTGGATGACGCGTCTACCCACAGTGCGGCGGATGTCTGGGCTGTCGGAACGCGGACGCTGACTAGCTTCGGTACGTTGATTGCCGACATATGGAATCGCCTGACTTCGGCCCTGACGACAGACGGCAGTATCGGAAAACTAATTGTGGACTACCTGGATGCGAAAATCTCCAACATCCCCGGCGCAATCTCCGATGCGGCGACAATCACGGAGGATACGCTGGATGTCAACGGCGCGGCGCTCGGCAAGGCAGTCGTAAGCGGGAACGCGGTGACAGGCGCGGTCGTCGCCGTCTATGCCGACAGCGACACCGATTGCAAGACGGTACTCTATGACTCGCGTACCGACGGTGATGGCGGATATGCCGTGCAGGTGGTGGCGGGCGCGACGTACCGTGTCAAGATATTCACGTCCGGCTATGCGTCTAGCGTGAAGAGGGTAACAGTATGAGCGACTGGGAACTCATTCCGGTTACAGACGTTGCGCGGATCGTGTCCGTTGCGGACATGAAAGAGTTTCTCCGCGTCTCGCACGACAGCCATGACGACCTGATTGGTACGCTGATAGACGGCTGCCAATCATGGATTGAGTCCACCTGCGGAATCAAGCTCACTGAATCCAGGTATGCGGGCTACATGGACGGGGGCGGGGTCTCGCTCTGGCCGGAATACCGCCCCATAATATCCATTGCGTCCGTGACTGATAGCGAGACGGATACAGTGGAAAGCACCGACAACTACTATCTGAGGTATAACTCGCAGGTCGTACACGATGGCGAGTCGCGCTGGGGAGACGGACGCGGACGATGGCTTGTATCATACACGGCAGGTTATGGCGGTACGGGCGATGACAGCATTGAAGTTCCGAGCGGCCTGAAGGTTGCCCTGATGCACCTCGTGAGGCGCGCCTATGATGCAAGGGGCGGAACCAAATCCGAGGGCGCATCCGGCTGGACGGCGAACTGGGATGGGCTTATGAGCGGCGACGTAGGGGTTCTGCTGTCGCCGTACATGAGGATGAAGGCATGAGGTTTGCGCGGCTGGAACGCTACCGCCCGACGCGCACGAGCGACGGCGAGGGCGGGTGGCTCACGACTTACGGCGAGGCCCATGTGCTCTACGGAGCCATCTCCGTACACGAGAATGAGACGGTGCTTATTTTCCGCAACGAGGAGGATGTGAAACCAGAGGACATTGTAGCTGCCGGGGGTGCTTATTATCGGGTAACAGGGGCGACGGGACCGGAAGGGGCACCGGTCCTGCAAGCTCCGCTGGAGCGGACGGAAAGGCCGATAGTTCCAAGATGATTTCAATGCGCGTATCGCAAATCAGGGTAGAGAAAGCAGCGGTCATGCGGCGAGTGAAATCGTCGGTCAAGTCGCCGTTGACGAAGTGCGCCCTGCTTGTCGAGAACGAGGCGAAGCGGAGTATGAAGAAGGGCGGGCGGCCTGCGAAAGCTCGCGGCCCGCGCGGTGGCCGTGCCAGGGGAACGCCCTCCGCCCCCGGCACCCCGCCGCACGTACAGACGGGCAACCTTCGGGCGAGCATCACGCACGCTATGGTCAGCCCGACCCTGGCAATTGTCGGCCCTACGAGGGAGGCATGGTATGGCAAGGTACATGAGTTCGGGGGGCGGTATCATCCCAAACGACCGTTTATGCGGCCCGCATTGAACCGTGAAAAGTCGAAGTTTGCACGACAGTTCGGGGGTTGTGTGAAATGATTGCCGAAGCGATACGCGACAAGCTAATAGACACGCTCGCAGTAACGAGCGAACTTGCTACATACGATTTCGGGGGCGATGTACTGGGGCCGGCGGTCTTTACCATCGAGCCGATACCGCATGACTGCGAGCTTCCCGCGATAGTCGTGACCGAAGCTGGCGGGGATAGGTTCGGCACGCGAGCGAAGCGCGGCGCGGAAATGGACGCGGACGTGAATATCTGGGGCGACAAGAGCCGGAGCCAGAAATTGCTCCGCGACCTCGCGGAGGTTGTCTGGACGACCCTCGACCGTGCACACTTGACGGTGACGGGATACAGTGAGGTTGGCTGCTATGCGTATCCCCCGCAAAAGTTGACCGACCCGGATGGGTTTCCGGGTTACCTCATACGGATCATGGTTCGGATTTTGGAGGAATAAACGATGGCGGAAGGAAAGAGAGGCTTCGAGTGTGTCCTGCAATTCGGCGGCAACACGGTCGGGATAGCGCGCAGTGTCGACCCGACTTTCACGGGTGCCGAGCAGGATACGACGACGCGAGGCGACGGTGGCTGGCGGAACAGGCAGGTGGGCCTGCTCGACATGAGCTTCACGACCGAGATGCTCTGGGTGCCGACGGATACGGCATTGCAGGCCATCGAGACGGCATTCCTGGCGCGCAGCACATTGGCATTCGTAATTACCGACGATGACGGCTACGGGTGGTCGGGCAATTGCCTGGTGACTGAGTTCCACCCGGGCGCGCAAGACCTCGATAACGCGGTCATGTGCTCGATCACGTGCGTCAGTAAGGGTGCACTTACGCCATTGGCGGGGAGTAGCTAACGGTAGCTAACCAGAACAGGAGGGATATAATGGCGCAGTTCAAGGACGTAAAGGGCCGCGTGTGGGAGTTCAGGCTCACGGCTCGGATGGTAGATGACTGCGAAGCGCAGACGCAGGAGAACTTTTTCGCCGAAATGGCTGCGAGGCGGATTCCGGTGCGGCTGGCCTGGCGGCTGGCCTATTTCGCCGTGCGAGAGCAGGCGGAGAAGGTCGGCCTCAAGACTTATGAGGCGTGGCTTGACGGCATCGGGAAACGGGCGGTCGGGGAGATGACAGCGGCGGTGATGACCGAGATTGCGGAGTTCTTCCCGGAAGCAGAGGCCGAAGAGAAAGCCCGCCCTCCCGCGGCTGGTCATGGAAAGACATCCACCAGCTAGCTGCTATTTCGGGTGTCGAGCCGTGGGGCTATACATTGCGCGAACTACAATGGCGCGCGGACGCCGTGACCGAGTTCACATGGGCCCAGGTGGCCTGGCAGTGTTATATCTTCGCAGTGTCGCAAGGCGCGAAGAACGTCAAGCCCGACGACTTCAATCCGCTCCGCAAATCGCGGCAGATGAGCGTCGCAAGGCTCCATGACTGGGTGCGCGAACAGAGGAAGAAGTTGCCCAAGACCCTGACTGAGGACGAAATCAAGGAACGTTGGGAGGAGTTCAAGAGGTGCCAGCAGCAGGTGCGATAAAGGCAGGTTCGGCTTACGTGGAAATTCCCGCCGACCTGACCAAGCTCGACAAGGGGCTGAGCCAGGCGAAGGGGAAGCTGGAGAAATTCGGCAAGGAGGTCGGCGCTATCGGCTTGAAGCTCATGGCCGCGAGCGCCGCGATCCTTGTACCTCTTACGCTGGCGGCCAAGAAGTTCGCTGACTACGGCGACCGGATTGCGAAACTCTCACGGCGCACCGGCGTCGGGACTGAAGCCCTGAGCGCACTCGGCTATGCCGCTGAAATCGCTGGTGCCAGTTTAGATGCCGTCGAAAAGGGTATGCGCCGGCTGGCGCGCTCTATGATGTACGCCGAGCGCGGCATGGCCACGACGCTGGATGCGTTCAAGATGCTGGGCCTCACGTATGATGAGCTGCGCGGCAGAAAGCCCGAAGAACAATTCGCCATGCTCGCGGCTGGCATATCGAAAGTGGAGGATGCTTCCCTAAAGGCTGGCCTTGCCCAGGAAATCTTCGGGCGCGCGGGTACGGAATTAATTCCTCTTCTCGACATGGGCGCAGAGGGTCTCAGAAGATATGCTGATGAGGCATTGAGAGCGGGGAAGATAATTGATGCGGAGACCGCAGTTGCCGCAGAGGGCTTGCAGGACGCATTTACGCGGTTGAAGGCTAGCGCGGAAGGTTTGGCAATACACATCGGGTCGAAACTTGCTCCGGCATTTGAACTGCTCGCCGCTACAATGTCAGAGGCCGCGAACAAAGCACTCGCGACGAGCAAGAAATATTCCGAGCTATCGAGCACCATAGCAAATGCGAGCCTTACATTGGGCATACTCGCTGGCGCTCTCGGCGCTGCTGCGCTTGCAATGGCCGCAGCGAGCAAGGCGGCCAGCGTCTTGGGTGTGGCTTTAGGCCCTGTCAGCGCGGCCATTGGTATCATATCCGTAGGTACGGGTTATCTCATTACGAAAATAGAGAGCGTGCTTGGGCCTCTGAGGCGGGCCCGGGAGGAAGGTCACAGGCTGGGAAGAGAAATGGAGGCCGGCGCAAAGGCGGCAAAGGCGCAGGCGGACGCATTGGATGCGGTCGCAAAGGGGGGCGCGAGGGCCGCCGACAGCATGGAGGAACTGCGCCGCCGCCTGAAGGCGAAAGAGAAGGAAGCTCCGGAGTTTCCGCTAGGCATTCTCGGTACGGCGGAGGCGGCCTACCAAGCGCGTCTGGCAGGATATGTCAAGGCCCAAGCTAAGGTAGCCCGAATGCGCGAAAATATCTTATCGCTTCAGAGACAGGCAGCCGTGGAGGGGAGAAAGCTTACGACTGACGAGAAGCTTCAGATCAAAGACTGGGGCAAAACATTGCGTGCGGATGCGAGTTTTCTAGAGCGTGAGCGAAAGAGAAATGAAGAGTTTTTCAAGGCCATGAAATTCTACTTTCCAGGCTGGAAGGCGCCTGCCGAATGGATGAAGAAGCTCGGGGTTGCCATCCCGCAGCGTGCCAGGATTTCGGAGGCCCCACGGGCACTGCCGACCGAAGTCGTAACGGAGCCGAGACGCGGCATGGGGGCGATGGGAACCTTCAGCGGCGCGTTATTGAGGCTCATGGGAACGGCCGCGGGCGGAGGGGACATTCCACGGAGGCAATTGCACGGCATAATGACCCTGGTAGATGTAACTCGACAATTGAAGGAAGAGATTCGAGCGGGGCTTCGTGACAGCGCTGGCGCACCTTTAGGATAAGAGGATATGGCAATAAGCTCAGTCGAACTGCTGCGTGAATCGAGATACACGCTGGAGCGGAATCGCCGGTATTACGAGCGGACGTACCGGGTCAATGGCACGAACAATCCCCGTCTGGCCGTACAGTGGGGCGGGGAGATCGGCGACTTCGACGCCGAGGGGCTGTTCATCTCGCGCAAGATCGCTGATACCATCCCCGACGACGATTCCGCGTGCATCCTGAAAATCACATTTTCACGGGAGCCTGGCAACCGGCAGCAGCCGGGGGGAAGTTCCGTTGAATTCGACACCTCGGCACAGACGGAAAACCTGAAGGCCATGCCTGAAGAATATGGAACCCAGGAGCATTGGCCTGCCAGCTATCAGGAAAAGGTCGGACAGTTGATAGGCGTCGTGCCAGGTGAGACCACGCCGCAGGGCGCGGACGTCTACCTGCCCACCTATAACCTCGTGGAGACGCACTGGCGGGAGCACTGCCCATACTCGTTCCGGCACAAACTATACGCTTTTACGGGGTGCATCAACAAGTATCCCTGGAAGGAGTTCGGCAAGCGGGAGGCGCTGTTCCTCGGCGCAAGCGGGCGGCAGCATGATGACGAGCGCTGGCAGGTGACTTATCGCTTCGCGGGCCAGGCGAGCGTCACAAAACAGATCAAACTGCTTGACGGCAGTTCCGTGAGCGTTGACAAGCGGGGCTGGGACTACGTCTGGTTCACGACGTCCGGCGACTGGAATAAGACGACGAAAGTCCTCACCTATGGGATAATTGGCGTGCACTATGCCCGTCTATACGTGGAAAAGGACTTCTCAGAACTCGGAATCGGAGTCTGACCGTGGCGAAGCACGTACCTCAGCGGACACGCGGCGAACGATTCACGGCCCGCGACTACAATGCGCTGGCCGAGGCCGCTAACATGGTCTTCAATACTAGCGCGCACGGTGCGAAGGTGAACATCGCGCCCAGCGGTTTGACGATTTCCACGCCGGACAGGACTCAACACTTTCCCGAACCCGCACAAATTGCCGAGGCGGTCAACACTGGGGAGACCGACCTGAACATTTTCGACGCCGCGCAAATTACGCCATTCAGCAATGCGGACGGCGATCCGATTTATGGAAGCGGTCAACTTCTCGGTACGCCGGAATTCTATACTCACCGCGTCCTGGAGATTTGCCGTCCGACAGAGCATTGCTTCGGGCGATTCTGTATTTGCGCCGAGAACATTCCGGCAAACCGGCTCGGGCGCGTGTGGCTCGCAGGCGTTTGTCTCGCCCGCATACGCCGCCGTGTCACGCAATATATGGAAGGCGAAATACCGGACAGGGCGGATACGGTCGCTGACCAGACGTACCTTCGGAAGACTCCGCTGGGCGCGGCACAGGTGCTGGCGGGCAGCATCGGGCGGTTCAGCACTGGGACATATTTCGCCGTGATACGCTTCAGCAAGCGCCCGACGTCTGGGGTGGCCGTTCACCGGCGAGGCCACATGCACGATGGCGGGGTCGCCGAAGTAATTCAACTCGATAGTTCCGTGACCTTGCGTGGATATTGGCAAGGCATCGTCAAGGTCAAGCTCAAATGATTCTGATTGTTGACCATGATGGTAAAGTTCTCCCAGCGGATACCGTTATTTTCGAGGGAATCAACGTCCGCAGCCAGCCCTGGGGCCGGACGATAATCGGCGGGGCATCTGCCACCGCTATGAAGGAGCGGACATGCACGCGAGTTATCCCCCTGACGGTCACGCGAATCATCTCATATACCGCGACGCGGGAGCCGATTGTCACGCTGACGAACTGGCGCACGCTGACGCGGCTGCAACCCGTGACCGTGACCGAGTGGTACACCATGTCGCGGGCGCGCTATGTCGGCACGGCGACCGTCACCGTTGAAAAGAGCACGCGGAAGTATGTGACCCGTCCAGTCACTTGTCAGACGCAGGCGCAACCCGCGACACGGTGGGAGTATGCTACGAGCGATAAGGAAGAGACGATCACGCGGGAACTAACGTGCCACAGCAAAGTCGTCACGAAGCCGGTGACCTGCCAGAGCAAGCCGGTTACTGCTGAGCGTACCGTTACGGAATGTATCGTGACCAACACCATCACGCGAGAGGTTACGGCATGATCCTCGTCGTGGACGAGAACGGCAACGAGATACCGACAAGCTGCCTGGAGGTAGCCGCGCTCAACTTGCAGCATCGCGGGAACAATGTCTGGCGGCTCGGCGGGTTTGTCTCGGAAGCCAAAATTCCTACGGTCACGAAATGGCTCACCGCCACTCGCTACCGAACGGCGAGCCGCGATAGGGACATTACGAGGGAAATCACGCGGGCGCGCACGGTCACGCGCAGACCCTACCAGACAGTGACGCTTGAGCATCCAACGCTGACGGTTCCCGGCCATATCACGGTGACGATGGCGACGCTCACGGCGGGCTATATCGTCGTTACGGACTGGACGACGAACGAGGTCACGATTGCTTCAGAATGCGTCTCGAGGGCGACGGCCACGGTAGTCAAATACGGGACGGTCACGGATTATAGCTATGTGTCAACCGAAAAGTGCGTGACCCATGAGCGGATGAGCGGGAGCAAGTGCGTCACGCGGGACGTGGCCACGGCCACTGACGTTCTCACACACTGGGCGACCTGTGACAGGACGGTGACGAAGACCGTTTTTAAGTGCTGCAACGAATCTGAGCATGGGGCAGAATGCGAGAAGGACGAAGACTGTACCGCTGAAACGCTGGAACTACCGTGTTCGTTCCGATGTACCGGTGCGTCAGGTCAGTGTTACTACTATGCCCTGCATACGTGCATTGGCATACCTGGCGTTTGTGCCTTTCAGTACGATTATGACAACTGCGAGGAAGCTACATGACCTGCCCGTATGCCGAAAGCCTCATTGGCCGTGATGATTTAGTGAAATGTCGCCTGATATCGGATGTTGTCGGCTGGGTCCATGTGGTGCATATCGGTATCTGCGAGGAATGCCAGTGTCAGGGGCATAAGATGACGGGCGAATCGCGCATAGTTGCGGAGTCCATAATCCAACTGCTGAAAAACCGCATCGTGCTGCATTGGGATTGGGATGACATGCCTGAACGCCGGGTGCGGCTGAGAGACGATATTGAAGGTTCAGTGCGCATACTACGCAACCGCGCAGGCACGGATGTTGCGGCGGATGCGCTCGTTCAGGCAGTCAGGCGGGGAATGCCCAGGAAGCGGGCACGCGGGATCGCGCAGCGAGTCTTGCCTGAACAGACACGAGGTGAGAAATGACCAATCTCTTAGGGCGCATAGACGCGGCGGCGAGGGCGGCAGCCGCCGAAGGGCTGACAGGCGGGGAACTCCACTGTATTCATCAGGGGCCGGTCAAGCGCGTCGAACACAAACCCTGTTGTGGCGAGATACGAATTTTCGACTGCGCGAAGCGGGGACAGGAGGTCTGGCATACGCGGTGTCGGAATTGCGAATGGTATGCGCCGAGATAACTCAGAGACGGAGGGTGACGCAAATGAAGGTGTGCTTGGTACTGAATACCTATAATGAGGGGCCGGACGTAGGGTGGACAATTGACTCCGCCCGAAGGCACAGGGGCGATTGCGAACTCGACGTGGTTGTAGTCGCCGACGGCACGACCGACGGAAGCTGCGAGAATCTCGGCGATGATGTTCTCGTGCTCAAGCCGGAAAAGAAAATAGGAATCGGGAAGGCGAAATCGGTCGGCGTGAAGCACGCACTTGACCCCGGGGCGGACGTGATAGCGCATCTCGACGCCCACAACCGCATTTCGCGGGGAACTATGGCCGACTGGGGACGGGCCTGCCTTGAACATTCGCCCTGCATCATTACGCCGCCGGTAGGCCCTCTGAGCTGCAAGCACGGCGACAAGTGCAAACGCCACGGGACAAAGTCCTGCAACCTATTATGTCCCGACTATGCCGATTCCGAGGGCGTGCCGAACAATTCATACTGCGGAGGGCATATCCTCGCGTTTGACCGGCACGACCATCGCAAGGTCGGCCTGTTCTGCGATAACACAATCGAGTGGCCGAGCGAAACGTTGACTCAGACTCAGGCGGTAAACCCTTCGAGCTTCGCCTATTCGCGGGAGACGTTCGACCGGCTCGGCGGCTGGAACCGCTATCCCGGCTGGTGGGGTTCGCAGGAACTCGGCATCTCGCTCAGGGCATGGTTCAGCGACACGCCGATATACGTCTATCGGGATGTCTGCGTACTCCACCGATACCGCTCGTGGAATCACCCGCAAGGCAAAGCCCTCAGTCCCTATGAGATACCCGACGGGCATCGCACGGCAAACTGGATGTATGCGCATCGAGTCGTGTTCGATGAGAAGACGTGGAATGCCATCTGGCAACCGTGGTTTCGACGCTGGCATGGCGACAGAAAGGCTGAGGAGATATTCGCCCAGTCAGAAGCCGAGGCTCAGCATCGAGAGTTTGCAGAACGGAAGGTGCGTTCGGATGCAGAATTCTTCGCAGAGGTTCTGAGGCGACCGTTCCCGGCAGACTGGCACGTTGCCGAAGGTGCGCAGCGCGCTCTCTACTGCATCGGCGGCGGACTGGGCAACGTGCTGATGTGTGTACCGACTATCAAGGCTCTCTCTGAACTCAGCGGCGAACCGGTTGACGTATGGGATCGCGGCCTGGAGCAGGCGGATGACGTGAAAGAAGTGTTGGAGTTACAGCCGTGGGTACGCAAAGTTGTCAAGGATGAGCCCGACTTGGCTTATTATCGTTATGTCGCCGGTAGCTACTGGGCTCGGGGGCCGGTCTTCACGCCGATTGAATCACGGGTCGCTGAGGTTGACCGGGCGTGGCGGACGCAGCATGAGGTTGAATGTAATTTCCGGGCAGCGAAAGCCGTTGGCTACAAGGGGCCGATGCCCAGCGGTCAACTGACCACATGGCCACAGGTATCCGCGAACCTATCAACAGGCTATGTTGTGGCCGGCATTGGCTGTGCTGGCTTCGTGTCCAAGAGCTGGCCGCACTGGGCGGAATGCTGCAAGCGGTTGAAAGCGGCAGATGTCCCGCTCGTCTTCCTCGGCACGGCGAAAGATGACCAGCCCTGGATGAGTTTGTATGGTGAGAACCTGTGCGGCAAGACGACCATCGCGCAGGCCGCTGGAATCCTCTGGGCGGCGCGGTATTACATCGGCATTGACAACGGGCTCTCACATCTCGCGGCGGCGGTGCGGACGCCGGTACTCGCCCTATATGGGCCGTCTAGCGAGCGCAAGAATCGGCCCTGGACGACAGACTGCCGCATCCTCCGCGCGGACGAATACGATTGTGCGCCTTGCTGGGATCACCCGCGCGCCGACAAATGCCGATACGAGAAGCAGGACCAACGGCCCTGCATGGTCGCGCTTTCGCCCGAATACGTAGCCGACCAGCTCCTGTCGCTCCTCAATTCTCCGGCGTGGGAAAGCGGCGATGCGGTCTCGCTGTATCTATCGCGCAAGCAGCAAACGGAAAATATCGGCGGCGAATTCCAACAGTTTCACGCCGAATTCGCGCAACTCGTCGGCTTGCTGCGTGACAAGCAGGTACGTAGGGTCATAGAAATCGGTTGCGCCAACGGGACGTGGATTCTGACGCTGGCAGGCGCGCTAAACAGACGCATGGAAATACTGCTGATTGACCCCCATCCGGCCCCCCAGTGGTATGTCGCCCGGCCTGACAAGGCCGCCTATATGAGTCGGGAGAAAGCGGTATTCGAGCGGGCCGTAAACGAGTTGACAGCCAGAGGCCATATTGTGAGATTTGTCAACAAGCGGTCTGATGATGCTCTGCTTGATGCCCGAAAGTGGGCCGAAGGCGGACTGGCTGACGTGCTCCACATTGATGGCGACCATGATGGGTTGCAGCCGCTTACGGACTATACAAACTACGTACCACTTGTCAGGTCGGGTGGATTCGTAATTCTACACGACATCTTCAGTCCCGGCCACAAGTCGCCCGGCATATTGCTTGACTCTCTCCGTGCGAACAGAGACAATCAGGTATGGACGATCTCCGCGCCAGGCGACCCGGCACGCATCCGCGTCAGCCATCTCGGAATCGGGGTCATCAAACTACCAGGAAGGGACGGTGCATAGTGGCAAAGGTAAACGGCGAGAGCTACCGGCGCGGCTTGCGCGACGGTCGCACTGAGGCGACGCTGGAAAGCGTGGCCGAGAGCATTGACGAACTGCGCGAATCTATGAGCCGTGTCTGGGGCGCAATAGGCAAGCTGCCGTGCTCGGAGTACGGCGCGCTCATCAGGGGCAACCGGCTCTGGCTGCGGTTGCAGTGGGGGATATTCGGCATCATTCTGGGCGGTCTTGTGACCGTCCTGGTTTTTCTTTTGCGGAAGGGAGGCTGACATGGCGGAGCAGAGACGAGGAATTCGCACGACCGAATTCTGGGTGACCCTGGGCGCGATGCTGCTCGGCGTCCTGGTTGCCAGCGGCATTGTCACGCCGGATGTCGCGGACACCGTCGAAGGGCGGTTGGGCGAGATTGCCGATGCCGTATCAAAACTCGGCGCGGCGCTGATTCCGATTGTATATGTGGTGTGCCGCACGAAGGTCAAAATGAAAGGCAAGTAATGCGAATCCCACTGGAAGCGATACCAGGACTGATAACCGGTATCACAGAGTTGGTCCTGATCGTATGGCGGATTGTATTCCGGCGCTGGGCGTGGGACGCTGACTCGGCTGTCAAAATCCTGGAGACGCTTATCAAGGACGAGACTATTCGCACCGCGCTGAGGGAGACGAAGTGGGGCCGCGATGTCGTTCAGGCGATGGACAAGTTCGGCCCGATCTACACGGCGGCTCATGTTTCAGGCCGGAAGTTGGCGAAAGCCCTCTATGTCGGGAAGGTGATTCTCCGCGCACGGGCCGAGCACGCCCTGCGAGAGGCCGAATACAAGGCAAGACATCACAATGATTGAGGGGCTGGCAAGTTGTGAGAATGAACCTGCCGCCAGTTAAGGCCATCCGTAAATTCTGCGTCGAGACCTGCTGCGTCGGCGGTCGGAAAGCGGTCAGAGAGTGCCCGTCTGAAGACTGTCCGCTGTGGCCGTACAGGCTCGGTACGAACCCTCGCCGTCTCGGCATAGGCGGGAACCCCACGCTGAAAATAACTCCCAACTCTAGTTAGTGCTTTTGGCCGCCAGCGAGAAATGACGTGCTAGACTCCCCCGTGCTTGCGGGGGAGTTTTGTTTTTGCCCTCCGAATTCCCCAAAATATTTTTCGCCATCTTCACAAAACCCGCATAACCATTGGCTATTATGGCTAAAAAATTTTCAAAAAAAATCGGCCTCTCCCTTGACATCCGGTCAATACCGGCGTATAATATATGCAGTGAGGGAGAGAGAGATGAGGACAACGGAAAGCAAACAGGAGGGCAGGAAGATGAGGGAGATCAAGCGGACACGGGACGGACGCATTGTCGAGGCCGAGACGGTCGTCGCCTATGGCCGCGCACACCTGGAAATCTACGTGGCCGGGCAGCACATCGGCCATGCGGGGCGCAATCAGTTGCAGACCAGAAGAGCGCCCGCGGGTATGTACGGCGTACTGTACTGCATGGGCCGCAAGCGCGTAGGGGTCGCACTGACGCGCAATGAGTATGATGCCGTTGACCGCATTCTCGCGGAAGCGGAAGCGCAGGCTGCACAAACTCCGGAGGCCGAGCGGGAGCGGTTGCGCAACGAACGGGCTGACCTGGTGGCCCGGTGGCAGGGAGCGCGGGATGATATGGAGGCGGCCTTTGAGCGGCTGCACGCTCGCGGCAACACGGACGAGGCGTTCGCGGCACGCGCTGAGGCTGAGGCAATGGTGGACGCCGCCAGTCACGCAGTACATGAGTGGGATGCCGCACATCCTGAGTTCACCGCGGAGCGGCAGCGCGAACGAGACGAAGCGGCAAATCGCCGTATGTGGGATTGACGTGCAACACGGCGCGTCATGGTTCAGGTGGAGGGTATATCATGAAGATGCACAGAAGCATCAAGGCGCTGGCCGACAGCATAAAGCGTATCTGGAACGCACTACCGCCGGAGGCTCGGCGGCTGCAATACTCAGGCCCACGCGGTGGGTCAAACGCTCGCTACATCCCCGGCTGGGTCCACGTGGGCGACGGCACGCTTACCAAAGCCTGCCGCCGCGCTGGCGTGCCGACTATGCCATACTGGTCAGGCGCGGCCCCAACGCCCGCACAGGCAATCCCTAAAGTCTTCTGGGAGGCCATACAAGCCGACAGGCAAGCGGCCAGCCTGATGCAGCCGCCGCTCCGCGATATGTACTATCAGCGGGCGTGCCGGGAGTCCGGGCGGTATCGACTGCGGTCAGGATGGGCCGTCTATACATATGACGAGAACCTCGGAGCGACCATGACCTCATACAATATACCCTACTCGGCAGCGCGCCAGGCACTCGCTGACTGGCGACAGCGCCGAGCCGCAGAGCTGCGGGCCCAGGCCGAGACACAGGAGGAGGGCTGAGGATGCCGAAGCCAAACAAGACGCGAAAGGCGCAAATCGTCGTCTGCGCGCTGTGGAACATGGCGGACTACCCGCCTGCCCACGACAAGCGCGTGCAACGGCGCGCACGACTGCCTCTCCGGGTGCTGGATGACCATTACGAACGCGCGCTACAAGTTCTGTCTCAACAATAGCCGGAGCGGTTCCGGCACAAATCTCATGTGGAGGGAAGGATCATGGCGCGTCATACTATGAAGTTTTGGAGAGTTTTCGCGTGGGATTCAATCGGGCCAGGTGTTCAGCCGTTTTCGGCCTGCATCGTGACCGCGAGCAGTCGCCAAGCGGCAAAAGACCGCGCAATCGCGCACGAGATTGAAACACACCACCCATATGACGGACACGAGCTTTGCCCGTGGACGGGCGGAGCAGGTCACCACATGACCGCATCAGTTCTACGGAACTAACCGACCCGGCGGATCCCGGGTGGAGGGCGCATCATGGAGACGCAGAAGCACACGATAGAGGACCTCGTAGAGTGGGCATTCTCGCTGGGCGGCCAACTCCAGGAACGCTGGCCTGGCAACGATGCCTGCCTACCAGAGCGACAGCTTTTTTGGGCGTGGGCAAAAGCCGAGAAAGCCAAGCTCCGCGACGCTGCGAAGCGGTTGAACCTCAACGTCCATATCTGACCATGTACCAGGCCCTCGTACTGCGAGGGTCTGGATAGCTGGCCGGAGCGAACTTCGGCAAGGTTCAAATGGAGGGAAGGATCATGCTCAAACACACGGAGCGAGTACGACGATTGCTCAACGAGGGCAATCGCCAAACGGCAATCGCCAAGCACAACGCACATGTGCGGGAAGAATTCAGGCGAGCCAAGTTGGGCGGGACAATCGATCTGACTGACCTCATGGCCGCACGGGAACAATTCGAGGCGGAGGGCTGAACAATTATGTTAGAAAAATGGTACACACGGTTGATGAATGTTTGTGTTGTATGCGGCGCGACCGAGGAAACCATGTGGCCGCAGCAGGACTACATTTGCCCGAAGTGTCGGACTGCCGGATTCCTCGAACCCGTGTCGCCGGAGAAGGTTACAGAGACACACGCAACGACCCTACCCGACGGCACATACCTATACCTGGAGGGCTGATAATGAAATATTTGGCGTTGCTTGAGGGCGCATCCGGCGGGCCGGTGTTTGGGACGCTCAGGGACGCGAAGCGGTGGATAGAATGCCACGCGAAGCCCCGCACGTCCTCCCACGTGTATCGCGTGACCAACACAGGCCAAACGCTGATAGCCGTACATGGCAAGAGTCCCGACGGCTCGATCCGGTGGAATAGGGTTAATAGATGAAAGGACTGACCATGATTACGCAGAGAACCGCTGAGATGCTGAATCGTGCATGTCGCGCCGCAATCATCTTCCTACCACGCGACGACGCGGTTGATGGTCAGGTCTATGACCTGTGCTCCGCCGCAATCGAAGCCGCACGCCAAGACCAGGCCAAGCACGAGGCCAAGGCCGCCGCAAGCGCGAAGGCCGACGCGCTCCGGCACGCCCGCGAGGTTGACGAGGAGGCTAATCGCGTCGTCGGCCACCGGTACGTTGAGCAGAACGGAGGGTGACGTTATGACAGGACAGGAACTTCAAGCATTGCGAGCGAAGCACGGGCTGACCCAAGCCGGGCTTGCCGGGATTCTGGAGGTGACAATCACGACCATCAGCCGGTGGGAAAACGGGCACCGGAAGATCGAGTCTTTGCGTGCCGCCGGAATCCGAGCACGATTGGCAGAATATGCAAGAGCGAAAAAAATCGCTTGCAGAAAGCGAAAACGTGTGATATAATTTAAGTAGAAGCAAACGGTCTGGAGGCTCTTCTCATGAACCCTTCACAGATATTGCCGGAGTGCCTGAAACTCTCCAATTGCTCGTTCCGAGCAGCGGGAGCCCCCAGACCGGGCGGTACTCCGGCAGTTTTATTTCCACGTCGGCGCGACAATGCTTTCGTCCATTGAAGACGTCGCTGTATGGTTCCTCATAATAAACGTTGGGTGGATTCTGCTGAGTTTCACCGCAATGTGCATTACTTTCGGCTTGTTCTGGCTCTGCAAGGGTCTGATTGATGGCGGCCTTCATGTCGCTGCTGTCTTCATCGTATTTGGGTCGCTTGCTCGTGATGCTTGGCGACGCCGCAAAATATCCCACGGGTCTGGTGCGGTATGCACGCACGCTCCCCCCACGCCGCATCAGACCCACCCCCCTGGAGATGAATGATGACCGATACCAAATATACCATAAGCCGCCGCAAGACGCCAAAACCCGCTGGGACATTCGAGTTTCGAAGCAAGAATCGCATCCTACGCCGCAGCGGGCGATACGGCTCAGATGTAAGGATTGCTCCGCAACGCTCCGGGCAATTGAAAAATGCGAATTCGGGCCAGAATCCTATGGACCATGCCCACTGTGGCAGTTCCGACGCTCCTATCAACACAAAGCTGGTAGAGGTTCGCGCCTCAAAGCCATCCGCCATTACTGTCTCTGGTGCTGTAACGGGAGTAGCCAGGAGGTCAAACTCTGCCCGTCAAAGGATATATGCGCCCTGTGGCCTTTTCGGTTCGGGCGTCGGCCCAAGAAGGGGGATTCGTGATGGCATTTGCACAGACCGCGCCTCGTTGGGGCGCAAGCCCCTGGTTCATGCTGTCGGCCCGTAGCCGCGTCCAGATACCAGAGGACGGCGAAAGCTACCCCGCCATCCCTGGCCCAAAGAAACTACGCGAGAAATACGGCAAGCCCAAGATGAGGAAGGGTCTGCCTGTCTGCGCCGGCTGCACGAAATGGATTGACGGCACAGTGTATTGGCTGAGCCATTCGGGGCGAAGCCCGTACACCAATGAGATGCGCACGGTGCGCCAGGCGTATTGTGCGAGATGTGCGGGCAAGTTGGTCTTACAGAATCCCAAGCTCAAGTTCGAGTGCGAGGTGCGGAAATGAATAAGCTAGACCATCCGAGAGTGTGGGCATGGACAGTGGAAGGCGGTCTATGCCATTGGGCACATCCGAACAGAGCGGTTCTGATGGGTACGCAAAAGCCTTCGCCCGAAGCGAAGCCCGTCTGCGTCCGCCTCGTGCCGAATGTCGAGTACCGCAAGCTGTTGAAGGGGAAGATACGAAAATGAACATCAATCAATGGATGACGCGGTGCCTGCTGTGCGGCCAGCCCTATATCGGGGGAGAGCCTCAGTGCGTGCACTGCGAATTCTGCGGACACCTCAAAGGCGATAGGGCTGGCATTTGGGATCGCACGACGGGCGACTGGTTCTGCAATGTGCGTTGCAAGACGCGACATCTCCGATTCAGCGAAGTGTGGCGGCACCGCGCCGACCTACAAGCGTCCGTCAGTAGGGGACTCATAAATGCGGCATGTCATTTTTCAATAGGAGAGGACTGAACCATGCGCGGCTGCGGCGGGGAATTGGACCCTGGGGACCTGGCTTGTGAGTACGCCAAGTCATTCCTGTGCGGAGAGGCGCGCCTAAACGCACTGCCGGTGAGAATCCGGCCAGCCGCGCAGAAATGTCACAAAGTACTGAACCGTGTGCGGCTGCGGCTTGGTGGGTCTCTCGTGTGCACCGCCCGCCAAGATTCGGCCAGAAGGAGGATACCGAGCCTGGCTGCCGATATGTGAATCGGCCAGCCGCCACGGTTTAAAAGGAGGATGTGTGATGGAACAAGTAGAAATTGCTAAACGCCTTTCCGCCATTGGGCGTGAGGCCGTCGCACAGGTAATCACCGGCGCGATATTTACGGTCGCCGTCGGCGCAGGCGTGTTCATCATATCGCTGGCGATGCTCCCATTCGTGAGCCGCATCGGGCGGCGGTACAAGTGGAACTCTGACATCCGTATATTCGTGTATATTAGCTGCTGCTTGGGTTGCGTTGCAGGACTAATTATCACCGGTATAGGGATTCACAGGTGGCTGGCCCCGATTGCTACGCTCCTGATAAGGCAGTGAAGATGCGCGGCTGCGGCAGTCCATACCAGCGGCGACCGGACGCCAATGCTGGCGGCTCCTGCAATTCCGGCCAGCCGCGCACATTGGAGACGTGATGACGGGCTACGACGGTGAGGAAATCGGCGAGCCTGAACGCCCGCTCAACGAAATTGAGCACGTCGGTGCGTCATACCAACGCGCTCTGGAGAAAGGGATGAAGGAAGATGACGAAACAGGAACTTATGACCAAGCTTAGGGCGTTGGGCAAGATGGATGGGGCGACCAAGCGCCAAGTGGTGTGCTCACTTATCGGGCATAGCCGCATCCAGACAGTGTGCTTTGGCTATTACCATTGTGGCCGCTGCGGCCAGCAGCTTGGGGACGGCTTGGGAGGCATGTATGATGACGCGGATGTTGTCGTTGTCGGGCATAATTGTCCAACATGCCGCAAGAATTACGCCACATTGCGTTGGCAAGACAAGTACCTCGCACCAGAGCCGTTTAAGGAGCAGCATTTGGAGGGCGCAAAATAAATAATCCACAGGGTATGCCAGGACCCGGGGGCAACACGGGCCAATGTGCGGTATGTGGAAACTCGTTTATGGCCGAGATTCTGCTGGGCAAAAAGGTGCAGAGTTTCAGCTTGGATGGCTTTGAGGCAACGCTATTCGCGCATAATAAGTGCACCGAAGTGGTAAAGAAGCTATCTCAAGGGGCAGATGGCAACTGGAAGGAACTACCGGATGGGCCGTTGCGGAAGGCATTCGCGGCGGCAAACAAGGAGAAAGTTCATGAAGCTCTACGAAATTAGCGAGGAAATGCTGGCGATACTAGAGGATGTGGACGTTGAGACGGGCGAGATGACGGAAGAGCAGGTCACCGCCTTGCAGCGCCTTGAAGGCAAGTTTGAAGCCAAGGCTGAGAACGTTGCCAAGTATATCCGCAACATAGAAGGTGAAGCTGAGGTCTTCAGGGCGGAAGCGGAACGGCTTGCACGGAAGGCGCGAACGCGGAAAAATACAAGTGCCCGCCTCAAACTATACTTGCTCGATAACATGCGGGTAGCGGGCGTTACGAAGATCAAGGGGAAGGTTCTGAGCGTGGCCGTGCAGAAGTCTCCGGCGAGCGTGAGTATCAATGACGAAGGGCTTGTGCCTCGAGAATATTGGCATCAGCCCGCACCCACGATTGATAAAGCACGGGTGCGCGATGCGCTCAAGAACGGCGAACACGTCCCCGGCGCCGTGCTCGTTGCCAGTGAGCATGTACGGATTCGGTAGCCGATTGACAAGCTGAGGAAATAATGCGCGGCTCGCTTGGCTGCGGGGATCGCATAAGGGCTTCGGACAAGAGCGGGGTCGCACCCCGTGCGAAGAACCAAGCAGCCGCGCAGAAATGAGAGCGTATAAGCGCAGAGGGAAGAATGTTGATTGAAATGCGCGGCTGTGGTGTGGCGGTGAGCGATGGCACGTGGGGAGTGCCAGCGTAGGGGTCTTGAAGCCCCTGGGCCGGGATGTTAGGGAATCCGGCCAGCCGCGCAGAATTGGGAGGATGTGATGGTAAAGGTTTTAGAATGTGAAGTATGTGGTATTGCCACTGTGAACAAGACTTTGTGCTATCCCTGCGCCTATGACTTAGCGACGGGCAAAACACGTGAAGAGGCTAGGAAAGCACGGCATCAGGAAATGGCAGCGGCCTCAAAGAAGGCCGTGGAACGAGCACTGCGTCCAACCTATGAACAGTTACAAGAAAGAATTCGGCAGCTTGAAGCTGCACAGAACGAAAAGGAGATGTCATGAAATACTACCTGATTCGTGATGCAAATGACGGTAGGTGGTTTTCGGTCTGCACTCCAGAGGGTTACGGCCCTGGTAAGTATTGTGAGCTAGCACGACTATACTCTGATTGCATCCATGACCTCTTCGGCGAGCGCATAGAAGCCGAAGCTAAGAAAATGGCACTTGGAGAACGGCGTGAAGTTCAGTGCTCATTGGAGTTCGTGAAGGAGAAACCATGAGCGAAAGCAAGGAAGTAGCGATACGCGAGGATGTACCGCTTGCGCTTGAACCCGTTGAGCAAGAATTGAAGCGAGCGAAAGTCTGGATAGACAGCGGGCTATTGCCCGCGCACATCAAGACCCCCGCCACTGCGGTAGTGATTGTGCAACGGGGACGCGAGCTTGGGATGCCTGCAATGGAAGCTCTCTCATCGCTGTACGTTGTGCACGGGAAAGTGACGTGTGATAGCAAGACAATGCTCGCGCTTGCATGGAAAAGCGGACGGCTCCAATCATTCGAGATACTTGAGATGACGAACGACAAGTGCGTTATTCGTGCCCAACGGGTCGGCACACCACGCCCGCTTGAGATGTCATTCACAATGGCCGACGCACATCAGCTTGGGGTGACAAAACCGACACCCAAAGCACCCGGCAAGGGCAGGCAATACAAGAGCCAACCCGCGGTCATGTTGCTATGGCGATGCACGGCCAAGATACTGCGTGTGCTCATTCCTGATGCACTGGCGGGTCTTTACACACATGAAGAAATGCAATTGCCTGTGAGGGTTCAGGGGGATGACATTGTGCTCGACAGCAAGGCGATAGTGCAGCAGGAGGAACGCAAAGCAGTGAAGGCGGAAGGGGCGGAACTCCAGGATGAGCTTGCCAACGCATTCGACAAGGACGAGCCACCGCCTGGGTATCACGAGGTCGAACCGTTGGATGACGGCGTACTCAATGGCGAAGCACAGGCCGCAGATGCAGAAGCGGCGGGCGAAGAGGAAATCACACCTGAGCAGAAGGAAAAGATGGCGGCGTTGATTCGGGCAATTGGGTTGTCCAGCCCAGACTTCCTGCTGCTGAAACAGGGGGTGGGCTGTGTACCAGACAAGCATCTGACGCGAGCACAGGCGGAGCGGCTGCACTCTTGGCTTGAGAAGATGGCGGAGCCGCCAACTTGCCCTGAGTGTGGGCAGCAGATGCGTCAGCGTGTAGTCGAGAGCACACAGGAAAAGTTCGACTACGAAGCGGGGAAGCGTGAAAAGAAGGCACGACCTCCATACTACTGCACCAACCAAGTAAATGGGGAGTGGTGCAACGGTGCAATTTGGAGTCGTACTGGGCTTGAACCTGAGAAGGAATAGAAATGCGCGGCTGCGGCGTGAGCCGAGTGTACTGGCTGCCGGGCACGGCCCGAAGCGCTCGTGAATATCGGGAAATCCGGCCAGCCGCGCAGAATTGGAAGAGTGCACGCCATGAATTTGCTTTGGAAATGGCTTGATGGTTTGTTCTATCGAAAGCTCGGAGGCCAGTGGGGTATTGTACGCAAGCATGAATGGCGAGCAACACTTGACAAGGCACAGTACCGCATCACGGCAAGGATTGCGCGAATGTTTCATTTGCTACATTGCGAGGAATGTCGCAGAGGGAAGAACGTTGATTGAAATGCGCGGCTGCGGAAAGACTCACGCGGGCGTTCCGAGGCGGCTACTTGTGGGAGCGATGCACGCAAGCACATTCGCTTACGTCTCGCACTTATCCTGCAAGATAGCCGAAGCCCCTGGCCATAATCTCGGCCAGCCGCGCAGAATTGACAGGGAACCAGGATGGAGAATATTGATGATTGTGGGCAACCCTGCGACCCAAACGAGCCATGTGACCAGTGCGAACAGTATTGGCAACGTATGGTTGCTGAGGGGTATTGGAACCCCGTCGCTCACGAATGGACTGACGCAGGGATGAAGGAGATGTGTAAGTAATAATGCGCGGCTGCGGCGTTAGCTGGAGCAATCCACTAAAAAGTCAGAACGTCCGCCGGTTGGGAGTCCGGCCAGCCGCGCAGAATTTGGAGGAGAATGTGATGGATTGGAAAACAGCCAGTGAATTTACGATGCCGTTTGGCAAGTATTCCCGGCAACGTCTTGATGAGATTGCCGAGACAGACGAGGGTTTGCTTTATCTTGATTGGCTACGCGGATGGCTGGCTGGAAAGGAAAACCTGGCAGGGCTTTTGGAAGTTGTGGAAATTTATCTTTCAGACTCAGCGATTGCGAAGGAATTGGATGCGCTTCTGGCTAAAAAGCAGGATTGAGAGGGCAAGATGACACAGCCACAAAGTCCTGATGTAGGCAAGATTCACGCTGCGAGGATCGAGAATTCACCGCGACTCCAGCGGACGTTGCAAGTGCTGAAAGATTATCAGTGGCATAGCACGCTGGACTTCATACTGACTGCGGGAATCTGTGCGGTCAATTCGTGCATCGCGGAGTTACGTCACCCCGTCAATGGCTATCGGATTGAATGTCGGCGTAGGAAGAACGTGTGGGAATATCGGCTTACGTCGAACTGGTCAACGGCGGGGCATCTGCGGAAATTGCACACGGACGCGCCACCGGTTGTGTGCCGCGCCATGAGGCGGGCCGTTGAGGATTTTGCGGAATGAGCGACCAGCAGACACGGGTACTCTGGATGATTCGGCAGTGGCCTGGGGCTACAGGACATGAGCTTGCGGCATTGGGCGCTCTCAATGGATACGCCATTACAGACTACTATGCCATCATGCGGCGCGGCTCGGAGCTTCGGACGGCGGGCGTCGTTGAAAACGGCGACAAGCGCAAATGCCGCATCTCAGGACGCATGGTTCTAACATGGTGGCCGGTATGACACGGATTGAGCGAGCTACACTTGCCGATATTGCCTATATTGATGACCTACGAAAAAAGGAAGGTCATGCTGTCGGATTTATCCCTAAACAGCGATACGAAATGGAAATACGCAGAGAGCGTCTCGGTTCACTGTTCGTTGCGGTGGAGAACGACGACCGAGTGGGATTTATATACGCCACGCATGGCGGCGGATGCAGTAAGATTCAACAGATAGCCATTCAGCGCGATGCCCGCTTGCTAGAGCGGGGTCGGTTATTGGTAGATGCTATTCGCCAAGACGGTTTGCGGCGTTCTGTGACGCAGCTTGGATGTCGCTGTGCTGCGGACTTGGAGTCGGTAGGCTTTTGGAAGGCGCTCGGTTTTGATGTAGTGGGTGAAAACGTTGGTATCTGGTTAGCCGGGAAGGGGGAATCAGCCATAGCACAATCTGGACGCAAAATCATAGTCTTTCGGAAACAGTTAGAATTGCCTCTTTTTCATACCTTGCGGTGCAACTCAATATGAAAGAAAACCTTTACACCTACCATTGGGCTAACAACCCCGTGCGCAAGAAGCTCAAGGGGCGCACATGTCGCGTGCTCAAGATTGGCAAAATGGATACTGTGCTCTTAGAGTTCTTGGACACCGGCGAGCGTGTAACGACGAGCCGCAGGGCTATACGGAGGGTCAAGCCATGACATTTGCGTTTGAAGGTACGACACACATGACATTTGAGCTTGAAGGTACGACACAAACGCTGCTTGACGAGATTGCCGAGCCGAAAGCGATACGAAGCGATGAGATGACTGACTGGGGAGTGGTGAACAAGGCAATCATGGAACGGTGGTCGCGGTCAGCACTCATCTATATCAAGACATTGGCGTGGAAGATTCTGGAGGGGAAGCCATGAGCAAAAGTGATGCGCCAAAAACGATCTATATACACGAGGTGCTCAATTCGAGGAGGAAGCCGTACAAGAGACGGCGATGGGCCTCTTGGGGAGGGCAAATCAGGGACGTTATTGTATATGAAGACCGGCAATGCGCAGAAGAGGAATGCAGGCCAACTGACCGTGTTGTAGAATTTCGAGAGGTGAAGCCATGAGTTACACGGTTGATGAAAACGGCCCCATGAAAGACGATGCTGGCGTCGAGTGCATTGTGATATGGGGGCCAGACGGCGAAGGTAACGGACGCGCAGCTATCGTCTATGATGAGGTTGCTGATGAGCTGACACTCGCAGAACGCGCACAGGCGGTTGCTGCCGGACTGAACTTGGTTGCGGGCATGATAAAACTGGGGGTCAAGCCATGAGTAAACCGCTGAGCATTTTCGTAGTTGAAATTCTCAGACTGGACGGTAAGCCCTACAAGAAACGCCAATGGGACGCCTGGGGCAATAAACTCTCCAATGCTTATCCTAAATTGACAAGGGAAGCGGCGGAAGAACATATGTCTGCGCATACCCGCGTCGTCGAGTTTGTGGAGAAAATCGAGCCATGAGGAAAAAATTCAGGTTTCGACAGAGCATGAATTACGGACGGAATGCCCCGACTTTCTACACAACCGATGTGCACAAGAACATAGAACCCGGTAGCCCAGAATATGGGAAGACGGTTATGTGGGGTACAATTGAGACAAGGGTGTGGGGGCCTCACACAGCACACGCGAGTTTCTTTGTGCAACATCGGTGGCCGTCAGAGCCGGAGCAGTGGTTTGGATTCTCCATATCGCGTCACATATCAGGTTACAACGCGAGTAGAACGGCGCGTGCTTGGCTGAATTATATGTTGTGCCATCCGCCCCACTATACCTTTCGACTTAAGGGACCAGCCGGTGCTCCTGATCAAAAGAGCAAGTGAGAGGAGAAGGCCATGAGCAAATACGATACGTGTCCCTGGTGTGGCGCGCCGGTTCACAACGTCATCCGTCGCCGTCCTTGGATTGGCGAATGGAAATGCGGCTCGTACAAGCGCGGGCCGGAACCATACCAGACCTTGACCTGCCGCATCGCGGAGCTTGAGGCCGAGAATGAGCGGTTGAAGGCCGAGCTTGCCGAACTCAAGAAGGAGAGGTGAGATGCAGCGTTATTTGCGAGACGAAGAGACCGGAGATCTATATGACCGGCGTCTGCGTCGATGGATCACTGTGCGGACGGAACGAGTGATCGGGAATCACTACTACATCAACCAACCCGGGCCCGACGGTCGTGTGATCGACCGAGATGAGGTTGAAGAGCGCCGTTGATAGACATGCGAGATTGAGCGGTTGAAGGGTGAAGGCCCAGCGAGCGCGTTGTTTGCCGACGGCAAGACGAGGAGGGATGCTATGGATAAGGACGTATGGGCGGAGAATGCTAAAGCGGTGGTGGCCGTCTGCGGATGGCCGGAATGGGATGGGCGCTGCTGGGGAGAAAAGGCTCACTTGAATTTAGACCGAAAACAAGGTTGGAGCGTTTGGTACACATACCGCGTCAACGGAAGCGGGGATCGCGGATATGCGGGGCATCTGCTGACACACCACGAGGCGGCCTGCATCTGGCGTGACTGGGTGCTGAGGCAATTGACGGAACTTGGCTTGGTCAACATCAAGTTCGACGACCGATGGCGCATCATCGTACACTTCG